TTACGAGGTCAGGGAAGCAGGAAGCCCATTGGCTTTAGACAATGGGTAGTTCACTGAGTTAGGAATTGAAACACCAGATACATTTGAAAACTCTACAGCTTATATACAGAGTTGGTTACAGGTTTTAAAGAATGATAACAAGTTTATTGTTAGTGCTTCTGGAAAAGCTGAAAAAGCAGTAAAATATATCATAGGAATTGAATAGTGAACAGAATAAAAGGGCTTGAAAAAGTCTTTTTATTTTTTTGAAAAATATTATAAAAGCTATTGACAAAACTGTGATAGTCTGGTATAATTAAACCATACAAAAGATGTGGGGAATCCTAGCAGAGAAATAACAGAAGATAGGGCAAACAGCTAACGTACAATTTTTTAATTGTCTGATAATTTTAATGTTTTCTTATACTATTCTAAACATTTATTTATGATATTCCATTGACTTTTATATATAAATTTGTTATACTTTATATAATTATAAAAAAGAGGGAAGTGAAAAGATGTATTTTACAAAGGACTACAGACAACTTGATACTGTAGCATTGTATTTATTGTATAATAAGGATAGAAAGCAGTATAAGACAGCATACAGCTTTAAACAGTGGCTAAACAAGTCTTTATTGACTGGAAGTATTAAAAGGCTGTAACAAGGTTTACAATCGCATATAAAGCCGATATAAAGCGAATAAAGCATAGGCATAAACATAGGAATAAAATTTCTTGTGTTTATGCCTGTTTTTTATTTCAGAAAAATCAAATACAGAAAAGATCGTAGTTGTCCAGAATAAACCTATTAGAATAGTATGAATTATTACAAGCTAAAACTAGACGTTTTAACACGTCAATAGTAATTTATTCAAATAAGTATGTAAAACGGCTAGAAACGGCTTGTAGCATGTTATAACATGGTTTAAATAGTTTTTAATCGGTCTGGAAGGTTGAAAACGGGCAGATTATCCGGTTATAGGTTATCTGGTTTACTGTATGGGAGTTTTTTAGTAAATGAAAAATACTGTTCAATTTTAAATGACTTAAGGGAAATTTGAACTGAATTGTCAAATTGTTTGAAACAATTCACAATCGAACAAGTGTTCGGTGATTATCTTTCAGAATTTTCTGAAATTTCCCAGAGGTAAGAAATTCCCCCAGAATATGCGAGAATAATTTTTCCCCACGAAGTTAGTGGGGATTTTCGTTTTGGTAATAGCGAGATTTAAAAATTCCCCACGGAGTTTTTTAATTTATTTTTTTATTTTCTTTTATTTTCTTTATTGTTTAAACATTTTCTTTTATAATTTTTATCTTATCTATTGACAAAATCTAATGTTTATGTTATTCTTTTGTATAGAAGTTATTAGTGTATAACGAAAGGAGAAAAATTTTTTATGAAAATGGAAATAGTTTTGACTGAGAAAGAGATTGAAAATTTACCATATATAAGTAAGGGTGAGATTATTAATAATTGTGATTTTTGCATTGAAATCAATAAATTTTTAAGACATATAATACCTATTGAAATTAATAAAGAAAAATATTGTAGGTGTAATGGTTGTAATGAAAATATTAATGTTGCTTTTTATGTAGAAAAAGAACTTAGCAAGAAAGAATATTTCCGTAGATTTATTGAAGAACCTTTTTATAAAAATATTTGCGATTCTTATGTAAAGATTTTAAACTGTGGTGTTATATTTATTGATGAAACAAGTTCAGACAAAGAAATAAAGTATTTTATTAAACAAGCTATCAATCCAGAAGTAATGTTTGAAGGAAATTTCAAAGATTTTAAATTTAACGAGCAACTTGATAAAACTTTAGACCTTACTGAAACTGTTGAAAAAAGATGGTTCGTATGTGTTGAAAGCATATTATAGAGTATATAAGACATTAAGAAATCCAAAACGGTTTTTAATATAAAAAGTATGAAAGGAATATAAAAAGTGGAAACTACCCCCTCTATTGATAGAAAGAAACTAGCAGAAGAAAACCACAATCTTATCTATTGGTTTTGTTGGAAAAATCATTTAGATATAGAAGAGTGGTATGATATAATTGCTATTGGATATATGAAAGGTATTAATTCTTATGACGAAACAAAAGGTGTTAAATTAAGCACTTACTTAATTAAAATAATGAAAAATGAATATCTGCTAGTATTAAGAAATAAAAAATATGCTAAGTATATTCCAGACGAAGAGATTTTATCTTTGGATTTTGAATATAAATTTGATAAAGATAAAGAGAGTTATAATATTTTAGATTTTATTGTAAATGAAAATTCGTTTTTTGAAAATGATGTTTGCTTTAAGATTGATATTAAAAAAGTATTTAGTGAATTGAAAATTTCAAAACGAAATTATGAAATTTTCATAATGAGATTACAAGGTGATACATTAGAGAAAATAGCTTCTGAATTTGGAATAACAAGAGAAAGAGTTAGAATAATATGTAAAGATATAGGGAAAAAATTGAAATGTAAATTAGACGAAAATGGAGTTGATTATTTTGAAAACTAAAAAAAGACCTTTGAATTTTGATAGTGCTGATGAATATTTAAGTTATAAACGTAGACTATTAGATGAAAAAGATGAAGAAGAGCAAAAAAAGAATCCGACTTTTAATGTTTATTCTTTTTATTTTAGTTATCTTGATAGTGAAACCAATCGTAGGCGAGTGGCAAAACCTATTAATATTGCCGCTGAAACTCAATATGAAGCAGAACAGATATTTGAAATTTGGGCTGAATTTCACAGTATAAAAAACGTAAGTTTTAGAAATATCACAGAAGTATTTTGGGTGACACGTAGTTCTGATACAGCAAGTCAGAATATTAATTTTGCTTACGATTATAGTAAAAAAGAAATCACAGAGGTTTATCAAGATGATTACTTAGAATGGTACTGGAATCATGTAGACACTTGGAATACGGAAGGAGATAAATTTGGCAGGTAGAGCATTAATGGCTAGGCGTAGAGCAAATAAAAAACGCAGTGAAACAATGAAGAAGAATAGGAAATATACAGTAGACGTTAATAGACGTATTGTACTCTTTTCTACTTATTTATATCCTAACTTTTTATGTTTTGTTTTAAAGTCAAAGAAGTATGATGATACACATTTACTGTTAAAAGTGGCAACACTTAACTCAGATTATAGTGTTAAACTTGATGAAGAAGTAAAAGATTTAATTGTGGAAACAGAAAAAATAAAAGTTCTCTGGCAAGGTGAAGCTAAATTAGCAAGGGAAAAATTAGACAAGATATTTAGATATGTTGAAGATATAACTTATAAAGAAAAGGCAGAAGCTAGACGAAAAATGATGAAACGTCTGAATAATTTATACTGCCCTAAGTGCGGCAAACGTAGAGTGTCTATTACTTATCCAATGTATAATAATGCTTATCTTCATTGCAAGATTTGTGATTATGATATTACTAGGATATTTATTGCAGAAATTCCTTTAATTAGAGAATTTCTTGAAAGAAATAAAGATAAGAAAGATAAAAAATGTTTTTAACAAAAATGTAATACTTTTTATAAGAAAATGTAGCATAGGTATTGACAAAAATCAGTATCTATGCTATTATTTATGTATAAAAACAAAGGAGAATAAAAGTTATGACAAATATTACAAGATTTTTAAATGGTTTAAAGAGTGAGCATACAAAGGTAGCATACGAGAATGATTTAAAACAGTTCTTTGATTTTACTGGTAAAGACGAAACTGAAATCACTTATGCTGATATTTACGATTACAAAGTGTCTATGAGTGAGTACAGCAGTGCTACAACAGCACGTAAACTGACAGCTATTAAATCCTATTTCAATTTTCTTTCTGACATGGAATTTATTTCTACTAATCCTTCTGCTAAAATCAAAATTCCAAAAGTAAAGAATCACGAAAAAGAATATATCCCTATGGACGAAGCAAAGAAATTATTAGACGTTGCTAAATCCCCCAGAGATAAAGCTATCATTGCATTATATCTTTCAACTGGTATGCGAGTTAATGAATTGGTGAATTTAACCGTAGAACAGTATGAAAAAGATGAAATTGTATTCACTGCTAAAGGTGACAAGGAAAGAAAAGTATATCTTAATGATAAATGTAGGGGGTATATTGACGAATATTTAAAGGTTCGTAAAGATAGCGGTATTGATAATCTGTTTGTAAGCAATTATGGTACTCCTATGCGACATGATTTAATTGCTAAAATGTTAAAGAAAAATGCTAAAAAAGCTGGGTTAAGTGAAGATATAACTAATCATAGTTTACGCCATTCGTTTATATCAGCTGTAACTTTGACAAGTGGCGTTGCCGTAGCAAGAGAGGTTGTGGGGCATGTAAATCTCTCTACGACCCAGAGGTATGTGCATAATACCGAAGAAACTATTAGAAAAGCTATGGTATCTGTATTCTAAGAGGTGAATATGACCAGAGATTATGAAAAACTTCTAAGAGCAAAAATGCTTTTGGTTAAAGTACAAATATTGCTTTCTGAAACTTCTGGTGGAATTATCTCACCAGAAGAAAAGAAGATTCTGATTGAAAGTGTAGAAATTCAAATAAAATTTTTGGAACTAAAATGTAATAAGTTTAGTGAAAGTAGGTGATTTTCATATATGGAAGTTCAAAAGTTGTGGTATGAGTTAGTATAAAAGAGATAAAGGAGATTTTGTATTGAAGTCAATAATTTATAAGATAAAGCTATTTGTAGCCGTTCTAACCATGTGCTACTTGTTTGTAACTACGTCATTTGCAGATGAAATGACTAAATTGAATCCGTATGACGAAATTAAAATTTCAGAAGAAGATATAGACTTAATGAGCCGTTTGGTTTACTGCGAATCAAGAGGTGAAAGTATTGAGGGGCAACGTGCAGTAGCAGAAGTGGTGTTAAACCGTTGCCTTAGTAGTGATTTTCCAGATAATGTGAATGATGTTATTTATCAGAAGAAACAATTTTCTACAGCTAAAATGTTAAGTAAAACAACACCTAACAAGGAAAATATTGAAGCTGTAAGATATGTTTTAGAGAATGGAAATACATCATTAGAAACAACTGAATATGTTTATTTTTCTACTGGTAAGTCTAACGGTCATGGGTTTACTAAGTTAGGTAATCATTGGTTTTCTAAGTGAGGGTAATATGAAAAGAATTTGTTATAGAGTGAAGTTTAACAATAAAGAAGATTTATTTCAATTCAATAAATGGGCTGATAGTTGTAGTTATAACATAGATGTCAGGTATAACAGTAAGACTTTGGACGGTAAGTCATTAATCGGACTTATGGGAATGGATATTTCTAATCCTATTTTTGTTATTTTGTATACCGATAACACTAATGATTTTGTTGAGAAATTTAGCAATATTATCCTTGACAAAATTGTAATGTAGTGGTATTATTGCTATATAAATCAATAAGAAAGGAGAAAATCAAGTTGCCAAGAATTAGTAAAAAGCAGAGAGTAATTAATCAGATTACAGAAAACTTGAAGCAGAAAGAAAAAGAAATTGCTATCAATGCGGCTATGGGTGGTTACTATTCAGCAATTAAGATTGTACAGGATATGATTACCAGAGGTAAGAATATCGCAGACCTCAGTACCTTTTGTGCCGCTGAGTTGTCAAAAAAAGAAATAGTAGAAAATGAAACAAAAAGTAATTATTTAAAATCAAATAATAAAGAAATCAAAGGAGATAATTAAGCTATGAAGAATGTAAGACAGACAACTAACACAGGACTTTTAATTGGTACTCTTTCTGAAAAGAATACAGAAATTAAGCAGATTGAATTAACCAAGGACGATAACAGTAAGTTTAAGTGTAATGCTGTACAGGGAAATATCGTAATTTCCACTGTAAATGGTGATTTTAACTTAAGAGTTAATTGTCCAGAGTGCAAGAAAGACGGTACAAAAACTAAGCTGTACGCAAACTTTGAAACACTTCATAACAGTTATGTATCTGCTGTAGAAGCCGCAAAAGATAAGTCACTTACACCAAGTATTATTGGTGCTACTGTAGGACTTAGTTGTTGGGATAGATATAACCAGAATAGCGGTAAAATGGTTTCTTCACCACAAATTAGATTAAGAGTTGTAAATAGAGAAAATTCAGATGCAGAATCTCAGACAGATTTTTCACTTGAAGGTGTTATTCGTTCTATCAAACCAGAAATGACAATCCCTAAGAGCGATACAGAAGAAGCAGAAGAAACAGGTAGATTACTTGTAGAGTTTATCACAATCAACTTTAATAGTGAAGCAGAACCTTATAGCTTAATCGTTCCAGAAGATTTAGCAGAAGCATTTGTAAATGGTTGGACTGATGATGATGGAACAGTAGTAAATGGCTATGCAGTAGGTGATACTTGCTGTTTAGGTGTTGAACTTGTTATGCGTCATGTAGGCGGTGAAAAGAAGAAGTCTGCGGGATTTGGTAGAAAAGCAAAGGTAGCAGAAGGATTTGACGTATTAGAGTTAGTTGTAATTGGTGGTGAGCCTGCTTATACAGAAGATACTGAGGATGAAAAGAAAAAGCCTTTCACACCAGAAGTAATGAAAGAACTTATGAATGAGCGTAAGATGAAACTTGAAAAGATTGAAAAGGACGCAAAAGAAAATAAAGATAACGGTTCTTCTCAGAAATCAAGTGGCAAAGGTCTTGGTGGACGTAAGCCAAATGTGAACATGGCTGATATGGGTGACGCTCCTTTCTAAAAAATAAGTAGTTATGAGTTAGTATAAAGTGGTTACAAGCGGTTAGGATAGGTTAGATGATAAATTGGTAGTCTAAAAAAATCCAACCGTTTATACTAATTTATCAAATAAAAATTGATATAAATAAAACATAATGATTTTATATGGAGGAATTTAAACAATGGCAGACGAAAAGAAAAGAAATAACCCACTTTTAGACCTTGAAATTGAAGAAATGGTAGGAGGTTTAGCAGGTCAACGTGTTTTACTATATTCTGGTAATTCTCTTGGAAAAACAACACAAGCTATGAAATGTGAAAGACCTTTACTTTTAATGACTGAGAGTGGCGGTAATGGTGTTAGAGGTTATAAAATTGCTATTAATTCTTGGGCTGATTTTACAACTAATGTGAATTATCTTACAGCACCACAGACAAGTAAAGAAATGCATGAAAAGTTTTTTACAGTAATTATTGATACTGCGGAGAACCTTGTTGACCTTTGTGAACAGTCTGTATGCAAAGAATTTGGTGTAAGAGATTTAAGTGAAATTGAAGGAAAATCTAACGGTTATAAGATTGCTAGACGTAAATTTGCAATGCAGATTAATAAACTTACATCACAGGGATATTTTATTATTTTCATTGCTCACGAGGAAGTTGATGAGAATCACGTTGATGAATTAACAGGTGAAACTACAACTTTTGTTCAGCCTAAAGGTTCTGGAAATGTTAAATCTTCTATGCGTATGATTAGAGATATTTGTGATTTTACAATTTATCTTAAATCAAATGGTATCGACCCAGAAACAAATGAAACAATAATGTCTACTGGTATTTGTAAGCAGACTTCTCATGTATTTGCTAGAAGCAGATATGCTATTCAGACATTCATTGACCCATTTACTGCAAAGAATATGTGTGACGCAATGGAAAAAGCTATTAAGAAATCTGCTGAAAATGAAAATGTTGGTCTTACTACATTTAAGCCTTATGAAAACGTAACAACTAAAGAGGAATGGTTAGCTTTAATTCAGCCATATGTACAGAAACTTTGGAAAACTTATCCAGAATATATTAATCAAGTTGTTGCCGACCAGTTAGGAAAGGGTAGGAAGATTAGTTCTGCTACAGATGATGAACTTGCTTGTCTTGAAAGTATTTATAATAATTTTGTGGACTTCTGTTGCGACAGAGGAATTGTTGTAGAGGTATAAAAAATGCCGTTTCAATCTAAAAAGAAATCCAGATACAAGCAAGTAAAAATAAGTAGAGAAACTTTTATTAATCAGTATATAATGAGTATGAATACTGGGTTCAAATATATTGCCGTACTGATTAGAAACGATGAAGAAATAAAACCAGATATTCATATTATTATGGATGAAAATCAAGAAGAACGATTTAAAAACTATCTGGATGATTATGATAGTAGTTTAAGAGAAAAAAAGAATAAAGCTAACCGGATTGTCGGTATCACAGCTTTTGATGAATTTAGAGAAAATGCTATTTCTCCATCAATGTTAAGATAAAATTTCTTTTAGCCTATAAAGTAAATTTTTAAACCGTTGTTATCAACTAAGTATATAAAAATGCCTCCTTAGTGCTGGAACACTAGGAAAGCATCATAATGGTTATCTTGAGTATGATATTATATGTTTTAAAAAACTTAAAATGCATTCAAAGCCGTTGTTAAATATTGCTGTAAAAAATGAACTTAAAAAGCATGAAGCTATAAGTTTTTTATTTTCATCTGTTAGTACCTTTCTTTTTTTAATGAAACTCTTTACTTTTATGGTAAAGAGTTTCATTTTTGTATTGACAAAATATATAATTTATGATAGAATTTACATATAACGAAAGGGAAATAATATGGAAGAAAAAAATAAAAAAAGTGATACAAAAGTAAAATGTAGGTACTGTAAAAAAAGTATTTATAAAAGAGAAAGTTTTGTAGACCCAAATAAATCAAAAATGTATTATTGCAATGAAACATGTTACAATAATGCAACAAAGGAATTATCGGCAAAAAAAATGAATAGTAATAATGCTGATAAGACGGTTGTTTGCCGTTGTTGTGGCAAAAAGATACAGAAAGATAAAGCTTTCACAACAAAACAAAATTATTATTATTGCTCAGAAAGTGAATACAATAATAAATATGTTGGTAGCGAAGCATATTTTGAAGAAACGTTTCTTGATTACATTTATTTTAATATGAGTAATAAAGAATGTGATTTTCCTTTGTTGCAAAGGCAGGCTCCATTGATACATGACAAGTTTGAATATAAGTGGACTGGAATGATAATGACATTGAAATTTTTTCACGAAACTTTAAAACTGGACTGGAATAATGAATGGGGATTAGGACAGATTTTTCCAAAATATTATGTGCAGGCTAAAGATTTTTGGAATCAGCAAAGAAAAATTAAAGAGATTACAGATAAAATTGAAGAAGATGAAACGATATTTATTGAGCGAAAGAAAAAAGAAACAAATATTCCTAAATGGGAGGAATTGTAAATGCTTTATTCAGCGTCAGACGCTTCAATGTGTTTAGGGGTGTTATTACAAAATCCCTCTTTAACAATTAGTAAGAAATTTCCTATCAACTCAGATGATTTTAAACCTATTTTATTCCATGAGATTTTATATAAATCTATATCATGGTTATTTAAAAATGGTGCAGAACAAATAGACGAAATTGTTTTAGATAAATTTTTACAGAATTATCCAGAACAATTAGAAGTTTGTACAGATAATAATTATCTTGAATTTATAGCAACTATTAAGAAATTGGTTAATGTAGATAATTATGAACTACATTATAATATTATTAGAAAATATAGTTTGCTTAGAAAAGCTAAAGAGTTAGGTATCGACATTACAGAATTTTATGATGAAACTAAACCAGAAGAAACAGAAGTAGAAAAGTTTAATCGTTTTTCTATGCAAGAAATTCTTAATAAGATTGAGGGCAAAATGACCTCTCTTAGAATGGAATTTAATACAGAATTATGTAGAGAAACATTAAGAGCAGGTGATAAATGGGAAGATACTTTAAATGGTTTTGAAAGTGAACCTGTTATTGGTGCTATACTTCAAAGTAAATATTTAACTACTTTATATAGAGGTTGGCAAAGAGGACATTTATTATTAAGGTCTGGTTCATCTGGACAAGGAAAGACAACAACTTCCATTGGTGATTTATGTAATGTATGTGCTAATCGTTATTGGGATTTTGACGAAGAAAAATATGTAGATAATCCTTATAAATCTGGTGATGGATTTATGATTAATACAGAAATGGATTTATCAACTGAGATTCAACCTAAGTTTATCTCTTGGATAAGTGGTGTTCCATATCATAAAATCCTTGACGGAAAATATAACAAATTTGAAAAAGAACGTTTGATTGAAGCAGGAAAAATTCTTTATGAAAGTCATATTGAACTATTTGACCAACCAGATTTTACAGCTACAAAATTAAAAGAAATATATCGTCAATGCCATTTATGGGGAGCGAGTTATTGCTTTTTCGATTATATTTGGGACAACTCAGAGTTTGGAACTGAATATAAACAAATGACAAGTATTCCTATTCGAGAGGATAAAGTTCTTTTTCAGATTACAACCACGCTTAAAAGCTTATCTGAGGAGTTTAATATAGGTACTTGTACTGGCACTCAGGTAAATGGTAATGAACAGGTTAATGAACTTTTAGACGAAAGATGTATTTATGGTTCTAAACAGATTAAGACTAAATTAGATAACGGTACTATAATATCTTCTCTTAGACCTAAAGAGTTGGAACTTGTAGATATATTAATCAATCGTAAAGGATTCGGAAGTAAAAAAAGACCTACTCATATTCTTCATAATTTTAAAACAAGATTTTCACGTTATGGACAGAACATTAAAGCATGGGTTAATGTAGATATGGGAACTGGCAGAATAAGTGATTGTTTTTGTACAGACCAATATAATCAGCCGATTAACGTGGATAAAACAGATATAAAACAGGATAGGGGTTAGTAACGCATGGTAACAGACGTTTTAAGACTTGTAGGCATACAAGTATCAAGTTAAATCTGAAAGCAGTCCGTAGTTGGATATGCTTTTTGGATAAATTATATAATAAGATTAAGTAAACAAGGAGGACTTAAAATGGCAGTAACAGGAACTTTAAGGGAAATCACAGGAGAGATGATGCAGTTAATGATTATGCTTGAAGATGAGCCAGATTCAGACGTGTTAAAAGATACGTTAGAGGGTTTGTCTGGGGAGTTAGATACCAAGGCAGAAAATTATGTATACGTCATTAAAGAATATGAAGGTCAGATTGAGAATATCAAGAAAGAGATTGAAAGACTGACCACAAGAAAGAAAACAGCAGAAAACGCTATCGAAAGACTTAAAAACGCATTATTATATGCTATGCAGACCACAAATACTAAAAAGTGTGGCGGTAATTTGTATACTATCTCAGTAAGAAATAATGCACCACAGCTAGGACAGTTAGATGAAAGCCGTATTCCAGAAAAGTATTTCAATGTAGTAACAGAAAAGAAACTGGATAAAAAAACTTTGTTAGCTGATGTAAAGGTTGCAGAAAAAGAGGGAAAACATATTGATGGTGTTGACGGTTTAAGAGTTAGTCAGTCACTTTCAATTAAATAATTTATATAAAGGAGAATAAAAAATGATTCATGTAATTGACGGTTTTTATATTGTAGTAGATGCTTATCAGTATATCGCACAGGAAGATAGTGGTGCAAAGTTATCTTCTAAAGGAAAAGAGTATACTAAATGGAATGTATTAGGGTATTTCACTTCTTTAGACAAAGCATTGGACAGAATTATATTAGAACTTTGTAACAGAAAAACTAAAAAGAAAACCTATGAACTAGTTGATTATATCAAAGAATATAAGTCCGAGAGTTCTAAAATCAGAAAGATGATTAAGCAGAGTATGAAAGAAGTCGAAGATAACAAATAAAAATTAAAGGCTAAAATATGGCTATTGATGCAAAACGATTGACAAAACAGCTAACTATAGATGATTATAGAAAAGTTGCTGTATCATTAGGTGCTACAGTGATTCACGAAAATGACAGAGAAATATTATTTACTTCTATATGCCATGAGAGAAATCCAGATGGCAAAAAGAATAAACTTTATTTCTATAAAGATAAAAAAATATTTCTCTGCTATATATGTGACGTTTCTTACTCTATTTATAGTTTAGTTCAGAAAAGAAAAAAACTTCTGGGAGAGGAATATACTTTCCCAGAAGCATTACAATATGTTTGTGATGTTTGTAACATTCCGTATGATGATATACAAAGGATTCATAAGAAAAGTACAAAAGTATATAATTGGGAAGATGATTTAAGTAGATATATTCGTATAAAGAATGGAGATTCACTTATACAAACTTATGATAAAGCTATCTTAGATTTTTTTCCAAAAATATATCACACTTCTTTTCTTAATGATGGTATAAGTATTCAGACTATGGAAATGTTTGGAATAAGATTTTATCCATATGCTCAACAAATAGTGATTCCTGTTTTTGATGAAAATGGAGAACTGGTCGGACTACATGGCAGAAATCTCAATCCAGAGTTAGTAGAAATGGGTTACAAGTATCTTCCAGTTAAACTTGTAGAGAATAACGCTGAATACAGATTTAACGCTTCTACTGTCTTGTACGGACTGAATTGGACAAAAGCAAATATAGAAAACACCAAAGAAGCTATTTTATTTGAAGCACCAAAGAGTGTAATGCAAATGGAAGATATATTAACAATCAATAATACTGTTGGTATGTTTGGAATGAATTTGCAAAACGCTAAAAGAAATAAACTTATCCAATTAGGTGTTGAAAAAATTGGAATTGCTTTAGATAAACAATATCATACGGTATACGATGATAATGGTGAACTTACGGAAGAATACGTTAAATGGAAAGCAAAAGTAAATAAAATCATTGATAAGTTTAAAGGTTTTGTAAAAGAGATTTATGTTATCTATGACGATAATGATAAAGAACCTTTGTTAAGCTATAAAGATTCTCCTTCTGATAAAGGCAAGGAAGTATGGGAAAAGTTATATGAAAAAAGAGAAATTGTTGAACAGTAAAAAAGAATCATATAATTGGTTAAGATTTTTTGGTGAATTAATATTGGTTATTTTAATTTCACCGATTTTAATTATATTAACTATTGTATTTGTTATTGTAGAATGGTTAATAAAATTATATGAAAAATATTTCAAAAAGCATTGACATATCGTACAAAATATGTTATGATAAATCTATCAAATTAATAACGAAAGGAAAATATAAACAATGGCAGAGAATACAACTGAATTAAAAGAAGTAGAGTTAGAACTTAACAAGGTGGTTTTAACAGGAACTATCACAGAGGATTTTACTTATCATCATTCCACAAAAGGAGCAAATATTTATAAGAGTTTCATTTGTGTAAAAAGAGATAGCGGTACTGATGATGTACTCCCTATCATGGCTTCTGAAAAAGTCCTTAAAGAAGCATTTTCACTTACTGAGGAAAAGTCCTACGGCTCACAGAATTACACAGTCTGCGTTGAGGGAATTATGGCTTCTTACAATGAGCATATTGAGAACGGCAAGAGTAAGTTAATTTTATTTGTTAAACCAAATAATATCTTAATCGTTGCTGACAATACAAAACCAAGTAATAACATTGAAATTACTGGTTATATTGTAAAAGATGTGATTGTAAGAAAAACTCCTGGTCTTAAAGATGAGAAAGGTATTTGGGTTAAGCAGGAAAGAACCATTGCTGACGTTATGTTAGGTGTTAATATCAATACAAATAAGCGTAGTGTATCTTATTACATTCCTTGTATCTTTTGGGGCAAAGCCGCTTCTGCTATTGGTAAATTAGGAATTGGTACACAGGTTAATATTCATGGACGTGTTCAGAGTAGAAAGTACAATAAGCGGTATGAAAACGGTAATGTTGAAGAAAAGATTGCTTATGAAATTTCTGTAGCAGATGCAATGTTAGTTAGCAAAAACGGTGAAGTAAGCAATTTAGTAAAAGTTGAACCAAAGAAACCTATAAAAGAAAAACGTAATAAAGTCACAGTAAAAACTAGACATAATCCAAATGGATTCAACTTAGATTAATTCAGAAAAAAGTAAAAGCACTCTTATATAAGGGTGCTTTTATTAGTATAAGGAGTATATATGCAAGTAAAAGAAATTTTGCCTAATATTGATTTATCAAGATGGGAAGAACAATATTTAGAAGCATTTGGTATTAAAGATGTTGAAGAATATTTGTATCCTACTTACAAATACGTAGAACGCCCAGAACGATATGATAATATGGAAGAAGGAAAAGAATTATTACACAAGATATTAAGCAATCAAACTAATCATATAGGAATTGTACAAGATTGCGACTGCGACGGTTTGTTTTCTGCTGTTATGATGTATAATTTTCTTAAAAATGATTTAAAAGTTAAGAATCCTATTTTCATATATTTTCATTCAGATAAAAAACATGGTATTACAGAAAACGTACAGAACTGGGTACTGCATAATGAAATCAATTTGTTAATCGTGCCAGATGCAGGTAGCAATGACTATCAAGCACAAGAGGATTTGAATTTTCTTAATACCCATATATTGATAATAGACCACCATAAAATCGTTCCATACAAAAAGGAATATATTAGCAATTATGAAACAGTGGTGATTAGTAATCAGCAAGGTTGGGTAAAAAATAAATGTCTTAGTGGTACTGGTGTTGTAAATAAATTTATTAAATATTATTGCGATAATACTTCAAGCTGTAAAACAAAAGTAAGTGCAAAATATGTAGACTTGGTAGCATTTAGTTTAGTGTCTGATAATTGCAATATGCTTTCACAAGAGAACAGAGATTTTTTAATGGTAGGCACTTCTATAGCAAATACGCAGAATGAATTTTTAGCTTATCTGAATGAAAATTTAAACTATACTAATGAAATTACTTGGAAGTCGATAGGATTTATGATTTGCCCTTATCTTAATGCTGTATGTAGGAGCGACAACCAACAGTTGAAAGCTGAATTGTTTTTCTGTTTTACAAGCGGTCATTCAGAAATGTTTGAAAGCGTACTAGCCAAAATTAAAGACCAGAAAGCTATACAGGATAAGATTGTCGCTGAAACAATTAAAGACGGCTGTAGCATGGTTCTACGCACTGATAACGTGCCGTTGTTAGGAATTAAGCACCTTGAAAACGTGGAACAGTACCCTTACAGTGGTTTGATTGCTAATAAATTAAAAGACGAAACTCCGATTGTGTTTGCTACACATGAAAGTAATGGTTGTGTAACTGGTTCTTGCCGGTCTGATTATGAAATTCTTAATTTATGTCAAGATAGTGGGTTATTTGAAATTGCACAAGGACATGATAAAGCATTTGGAATTGGATATAAAAAAGAAAATGAAGAAAAGATTTATAAATATATTCAAGACAAATTTACTAATGAAAAAATAGAATTACCGTCAATTCCAGTTGTGAAAAGTTATGATTTGGAAAAAGATGATTTGCCCAAATGCTTATTTGGATTTGCAGACCAGTGGGAATGTATCTGGAATAATAATTTAATTAAGCCAGTTTTTGCCATTGATTTTAAATTGAATGTTTCTGATGTAGAGGTAATTGGTAAAGACAAAAAGACGCTACGGTTTAGTAAAGACGGGGTAACATTCATTAAGTTTAAAGAAAGTGAGAACTGGTTAGATGATATGTCAGAACGGCTTGTACTAGTTTCTACTATTTGCAACCTATCTATAAATTATTGGAATGGTCGGAAATATTATCAAGCCATTATTGAGGAATGGGAAATTAAAGAAATCCCACAAGAGGTAAAAGAAACTAAAGCGATTTCATGGGACGATGTATGGTAAAATGTATTGATTTTATATAAATTCTATGATATAATAGAGAATATGAAAGGAGAAATATATGGAAAAATTTAAAGACAAAACTTATGTTGTAGTTTGTAGTGATTTTGAAAAAGCTAGAAACGCCATGAGAAAAGAAATGTATAAGCATTATCAAAGAGATAGTGACGAACCAAGTATTACCAGAGAGATTAAAAGTACAACGATTAATGGTAGTAAAATCAAAGAAACTTACAGAGGGAATTTAAGATTAGTGGAAAATGTTGATAAAAATTATCTCTTTGGATATATTTATTCCAGATTAAATCCTTTTGAAAGTATTAAAATTTCATGGCTGAATATTAGTGAATTTAAGAATCCGTCAAAAGGTAATTTTGGATTTTATAATGACGTTGTAAAAGTTATTATTGTAGGTAATGACGGTTTATCATTTTATCTTGATAACTTAAAGAAAAGTTTTGGTGCAGACGTAAAAATTGAAATTGTGATGTAAAAGGAGAGAATGTTATGATTAATGATATAACTTATGAACTGATTAGAATTGTAAAGAAAATTGATTTAAACAATAGTCTGTTTGAGAGAACGGAAGAAAGCAACATTAGTAAAATTGTAAATAAGGATATTGAGAATGTTATTAAAGAAATGGTGGAAACTGATAGCCAGTTCAGATTTAAGAAAAGCATTTTCGATAGACAATACAAAATGAGTGTTGATTATTCAAAATGTGGTGAAGTGGTTATTAAACCTAAAGAAGGGTTGGGGTTGGTAACTATTATGGAGATTGATGAATTTTTAGAGGTGCTGAGTTTTAGGATTTATAAAGGGATTGAGAAAGCAAAAGAAGAGCATGAAAATTGGAAGTTATGGAAAATGAATAAGGTGAAGTTAGAGAAATATATTTAAGTTGTACTAAAGGAGAATTAATATGATTGATACTTATACTACTTTGCATTGCCATTCAGAAATAAGTTCGGCTGTATTAAGATTTGCTGATGCTATATGTCATATTAAAGATAGTATGGAATGGTGTTATGAAAATAATCTTAGAGGTTATGCCATTACTGACCATCAAAGCTGTAGCGGATATGTCACTCTTGAACAGAGTTACAATGCTTTAAATGTCGAAAGACCATTTCAGCATATCTTTGGTAATGAATGTTATTTAATTTCACAAGACGAAGATAATTTAAGATTCTCAGAAAATCAACGTCCTTATTATTGGCATTATTTAGTAAATGTACTTGACCCAGAGGGTTTAAAGCAGATGTATGAATTATCTGCTAGAGCATGGCTACGGAGTTATACTTATAAAGGTTTACTCCGTAGACCTAATTTCTATTCAGATTTTGAAGAAGTAGTAGGAAATAACCCCGGACATTTAGTTGTTTCAACAGCTTGTGTTTCTGGATATTTACCACATTGTATCTTAACAGATGATATGGTAAACGGTGATAAATTTATTAAATGGAATCAGCAAGTATTTGGCAAAGATAATTTTTATCTTGAATGTCAGCCTTGTTATTCTGATAATGAAGAACAGATAAAAGTAAATAAAGCGTTATGGAAAATTCACGAAGAAAAAAATATTCCTATTATTGTTACTACTGACGCTCATTATCAAAGACCAGAAGATAGATTTATTCATACTACGTTTTTAAAAAGTAAAGACGGCGGTGATAGTAGAGAACCAGAAAAATTTTATAAAACTACTTATTTATTTACACCACAAGAATTAAGAGAAAGATTATACGATAGTGGTTTTAACGATAATCAGATTGATATAATGTTTCAGACCACTAATGAAATCGCAAATAAAGTACAACCTATTATCATTAAGAAAACTACCAGAGTACCAAGCTTACCTAGTTTACCAGATTTTGAGATTAAGCATAAATATAAAGAATATTATGAAAAATATCCTTTACTTAAATATTATGCTAATTCTTCTGATTTAAAAGAACAACATTTTTATTATGAAATAGAAAAAGGTTTGATTGATTTGTTTAAAATTCATCCAGAGTATAATTTAGATGAATATTTAAGTAGAGAAAATCTTGAAATGGAACAAATTTTTGGTCTTGGTAAAGTATTTAAAGGCGAAAGAATGTCAGATTACTTTACAGTGGTACAAAAAGTAATTGATTTAATTTGGAGCAAAGGAGATAGTTTAGTAGGGATTGGTAGGGGTAGCGCTGGTTGTTATCTTACAAACTTTTTACTTGGTATTACTGGAATAAATCCAATGCTTGAAGATGTAAAAGAATTTTATCCTTGGTGGAGATTTTGCTCGATAGCAAGAAGTGAAAGTATTTTTGACATTGATATTGACGTGCAAAGTTTCAAGAAAGAACAAATAATAAAAGCAATAAAAGATTATTTTGGTGAACGAAAAGTATGTCAGTGTGTAACATGGGGAACGCTTTCCTCTAAAACAGCACTTGAAAAAGCGGGAAAAGGATTAGGAATACCAGACGAAAGTATTGGATTTCTTAAAAGTCTTATTAAAGTAAAGAGAGGAAAGATATATTCTTTAAAAGATTGTTTATACGGAAATCCAGAAAAAGGTAGAGAAAAAGTACCAGAATTTATCAAAGAAATTAATAAATATCCAGACCTTTTAAGAGTGGCTTTGGCTTTTGAAGGAATGATAGTTTCTTCTGGTGTTCACGCAGGTGCTTTAAACGTTCTTAAAGAAGATTTTACTGAAACAGGTTCATTAATGGTTTCTTCAAGTGGAAGTATCGTAAGCCAGTTTGATTTACACCATGCAGAATATGCAGGAGATTTAAAATTTGATTTACTTTCCATTGACTGTTTGCAAACAATTAGAGCAGAATTAGATAGTTTGCTTGCACATAATTATATTAAATGGCAAGGCTCTTTAAGAAAAACTTATAACAGATATTTAAAATATGACAGCTTGGAATTATCGCAACCTAAAATGTGGGATTTGTTACCTACAATGTTAAATGCTTTTCAATACGATACAATGGCAGGTAAACAAGCTTTAAGAAAAATTCAACCAAGAAACGTTACAGAACTTACTTTATCAAATGGCTTAATGCGTTTACAAGTTGAAAATGGTGAACAGCCAATGGATAAATATGTTCGTTACAGAAAGAACATCAATGATTGGTACAAAGATATGGACGATTTTGGTGTTCCTAAAGACGAGCAAGAAATTTTAAAGAAATATTTATTAATTTACAGTGGACTTTGTATTACTCAGTCTACTACTATGGCTATTTTAATGGATAAAAATGTATGTAATTTTACTATGAAAGAAGCAGATAGGGCTAGAAAATGTATTGCGAAGCGTAATGAAGAAGCATTAAAAGAAACAGAAGAAAAATTATATTTAAAAGGAAAAGAATGTGGAAGAAGTAAAGCATTTCTTGATTATTTATGGAAAGTTCAAATAGAAATGTCTAAGGCTTACGCGTTTGATGGTAGCCATTCGCACGAGTATTCTATAGAATGTATTCAAGAAATGAATCTTTATTTTAAGTTTCCAAAAGTATTTTGGAATTGTGCTGTAGTAACAACTCAGTCACAGTCAGAAGATGAAAGAGAACGTAGTTCAAATACAAAAAATTATAGCAAAATTGCTCAATCTATTTACAAAGCGAAAGAAAATAATGTATTAGTTGATACACCAGATATTAACAAATCTGAATTATCTTTTACACCTTTAGTAGAAGAGGATAAAATTTTATTTGGACTTGGTGGTGTAACTAAAATCAATCGTGATATTTATTCAGATATTTTATCTGGTAGACCATACAATTCATTTAAGGAATTTTATGATTATCATAAAACTCATAAATTCCCTACAAATGAAGTTGATGAAAGCGGTAATGTAATTTATCGTAATTCATCAGTAACAAGAAGTATTATGATTGTATTAATCAAGTCTGGGTGTTTCAATTATTACTCTACAGATAGGGTATCAATGATTAAATGGTTGGTAACTTGGGAGTTTCCTGCTAAGACGGAACTTTCTACGTCTAATCTTCCCAAAGCCTTAGAATTAGGTTGTACTTTCTCGCCTACTCTTGTAAAAACTTACAAATTTAGAAAATATGTATTAAGTCCACAATTTTTTTATAAGAAGAATGATAATTTTAAATCCAAAAAAGATTATATACTAGAACCTAAGTTTGCAAGACCTTACTTTGAAGAAAAATATATTGATAAACTTACAGAGGAAAAAGATTACTATTATGAAAATGATATGCTTATTGTAGTAGATAAATCTTTAGACAAAGTATTAAAACCAGAACTTGAAGCGTTATCAAAAGAAATGAATAACGAGAATATTATAAAGGAATTTAATAAGAAAAATTGGCAGAATGAATATCTCAATCTTGTTAAAACCGAAAATCAAGAAATGTGGTATTTTGATACTGTATCTTATTTTCCAGAAAAACATGTGTTATGGGGAATCGATAAAAACTTTTATAATATTCAAGATTACAAAGATTTACCGCAAGAGCCACAGTTTATTGAAAAATCTGATAAGTCTGGTAAACGTACTTGGCGAATTTATGATTTATCTAAAATAGCAGGGTGTGTTTTATCACGTCAAGATGATAAACATTATCTTAATGTTTTAACAACTGACGGAAAAGTTGTTATCGTTAGATTTAACGCAGGACAATATGCTTATTATAAACGTGATATTGCAGAAACAGATGAATACGAAGCGGACAAATCTTGGTTATCAAGAGGAAGTATATTGATTATCAGCGGCTATCGTAGAGGTGAGGACGAATTTGTAGCAAAAAAATATCGTAACTCTATTTATCGTCACAGTGTAATCAAAGTAACCAACATTAACCCAGACCGTAGTTTAGATTTACAGTTTGATCGTATTGATAAATTGGACGAAGGAGATGATAATAATGCCTAATCCAGTAGGTAGACCACCAATCTATCCAAAAGAAAATTGTTCAGATTGTGACCATTGTATCTATGATAAAAACCATAAATTAGATACTTGTATATTTACATTTAATTTCTTTGAAGCAAGAAAAACCCCTAGATGTGAAAACTTTACTAATGAATATGGTAATCCATATCGCAAGAAAAAGGTTGTTAAGACCACAAAGAAATTAAGAAAAATCAAAAGAAAAAGAGAGATTTAATTCTCTCTTTTCTTTATATCCTATTGACAAAATGCTTGAATTATGCTATAATTTTCCTAGAGTTGAGATAATATTATCAAATTTAAGTAAGGAGAAAACATTATGGAGAATATCATTAAAAATGTCAAATGTAAAATTGTTAGACAAATTTACGCTTCTAATAATTTCCGTACATTTGGTTGTATTTTAACAGATAACAAAGACGAAGATAAAATTGTATTAAACAAATATGGTAATTTTACTATTTCTGGTGATTTACCTTTCCTTAATGAAGGTGAAGAATATACTTTAGACCTTAAAGAAACTACTCACCCTAGATTTGGTGTTCAATACACAGTAGATAAAGTTGCTGACTATGAAATGATGAGTGACTTAGACTATATGCCAGTTGAACAGTCTAAGGAAATTCTTACAAAATTCACCACAGAAAAACAAGCTGATACATTACTTTCGGTTTATCCTAATTTCATTTCCATGATTATCAATGGTAAAGCAAATGAGATTGATTTATCTAAATTGAAAAACATTAAAGAATACCGTATGAATTGTTATATTAGAGAAATCAATACACGTTTCAAATACTACTATATACTAGCCAATAACAAGCAGTACAAGCTGACTATTAAGGATTGTCAAGAATTAGATAACCTTTATGGTACTGTAGAGCATGTAGATGAAAATATTCAGAAATACCCTTATAAAGTATTTATGGACAATTTACATAGGAGTTTCCCAACGGTGGATAAAATGCTTATGGAGATTCGCCCAGAATTAAAAGAAACAAATGATAGAATTGAACACTTGGCACTACACATTCTCAATCTTAACGAAGAAGATAATAATACCTATATGGACGCAAATACAATGGCTATGTATTGTGCTGAAATTGATAAAGATTGTATCAAGCATATTAAGGATATTTGCGTTAATAGTCCACTTATTTGGTATGATGATGAAAGCAAACGTATTGCAAAAGCAGAAACATATATAGCTGAAAGTAATATTGCTAATTTCGTTTTAGATAAGATTAAAAATAATAAAGAGTTAGATTTGCCTTGGGAAAGATATAAAAAGATTAAAGATGGTGAATTGACGGAAGAACAGAGTGAATTACTACATCAGTTTTGCAAAAAGTCAATAGTAATGCTTACTGGTAGAGGTGGCTGTGTAGATTGTGAAACAGAGTTCTTTACTGGAACTGGTTGGAAAAAAATCAGTGAATATAATAAAAATGATAAGGTTTTACAGTGCGATTTGAATTTAAACGCAACTTTAGTAAAACCATTAAGATATATTAAAGAACCTTGTGATAAAATGTATGAAACCAAATCTGTTTTTTTAGACCAAAAATTGTCAACTGACCATGTTATTGTTACAGCTGATTATAGAACTGAAAATTTAAAATTCACTGAGTTAGAATGGGCTTTAATAAAAGACGAAGAGTTAAAAAATGGTTTCATAGAAAAAATACCAACTACTTTTATTTATAACGGAAAAGGAATTAATTTAACAGAGGCGGAAATTAGAGTTATGTGTGCTGTTATGGCAGATGGAACATTTTCAAGTAAAAATTTAAAAACTAAAATGTGCAGAATTGCTGTAAAAAAAGATAGAAAAAAAACACGTTTGAGAATGTTACTAAAACAAGCTAATATTTCATATTCAGAAAAATTACCTACAGAAAACAATAAATCAAAACAAGGATATTCGTTTTTCTTTTTTAACGCACCTAGGAGAGAAAAAGTATTTACTGAGTATTGGTATAATTGTACTTTGGAACAATTTAAAATTATTGCAGAAGAGGTAATATACTGGGACGGTAATGTTGCTAAATATTATAACCAACCAACTTTTAACGACCACGAAAGATTTTCGACAACAAAAAAAGAAACCGCAGACTTTGTTCAATTTGCATTTGCTGTTTGTGGAAATAATTCAACAATTCAGACTTTTGATAGACACAGATTAAGAAAAAAAATAGGAAAAAATGGTGAAATCTATCATTCCTTAGAATATAATGTGTCTAAAAACAAATATTCTTATCGTAGAATACCTATGAAAAAATATAGAAATAATGAAGATATTTATGCTTTTAGAGAATGTAAAACTACAGACGGTTATAAATATTGTTTTGAGGTTCCTAGTGGAATGTTAGTTTTAAGAAGAAATAATAAGATTTTTGTTAGCGGAAATTGTGGAAAAACTTCAGCAATACTAGCACTTTTATCTATGTTAGACGATGTTGGAATTACTTATACGCTTTTAGCACCTGTTGGCAGAGCCGCACAACGTTTATCAGAACAAACTAATAGACACGCTTCAACCATTCATAAACGTTGTCTTACTGGTGAAATTGATTCTGATGTAATTATCGTAGACGAGGTTTCAATTTGTGGTTTAGACCATTTTTCAATGATTTTAAAGGCTTGTACTAATCCAAAAGCAAGAATTATTCTTATTGGTGACAATCATCAGCTACCGTCAATTTCTTTGGGTAATGTTTTAAATGATTTAATCAATAGTAAACTTATTCCACAAGTTGAATTAACCAAAGTATTCCGTTATGGGCAGGGTGGTTTATCAGCGGTTGCATCTGATATTTATGATAAAAAACTTTACACAACACAACTTAATCCAGACAAACTTATCAATACTCTTGGTGCTAACAAAGACTACACTTTAATCAAAGCAGATGGTACACCAGAACAGATTGTAGATGTTTATGTAGAGAAAATCAACAAAGGTATTAAACCTATTGATATTGCTGTTATTACCCCATGGAATGTTAAAGAACTTGGCACTTACAATCTTAACAATATGATACAATCGGCTATCAATCCATCTAAAGCGAATGAACGTAGTGTTACAAGGCAGTACAGTAAAGTAACAATCACTTTTAGAAAAGGTGATATAGTAATGAATACCAAGAACAATTACTCCGTTCCTACTTATGAGGGCTATAAAGAAATGTTAGACGAGGGTAATAACGATACTACACTTATCACGAAAACGATTGCTGTATTTAACGGCGATATTGGAAAAGTGCTCGAAATCGACCAATTTAACAATATTATAATTCAGTTCAATGAAGATATGGTAGTATTTGATTATTCTTTGGCTCAGAATCTTGTGCTTGGATATTGTGGAACTATTCATAAATATCAAGGTTCGCAGTGTCCACATATCATCTTACTTACGGAAACTTGCCATGAAAAGAGTTATAATAACAATTTGCTTTATACTGGTGTTTCAAGAGCAAGTAAAGAAGTAACTCATATTGCTGATATTGGGCTTGTTAATCGTTGTATACCTATTGATGGAAACGAAAATAGACAGACACAGTTGAAAGACCTTTTACTTGACGGTTACAAGAAAATTTCAGAGGATTACAACTCAGTAACAGACAGTACAGACGTTTCTGATACGGAAGATGAAGAAGATTACGAAGATGAAGATGATAGCTTAGATTTAGATTTTGATGATTGGGATTAAATTGAAAGGAAGTGATAATATGTTTGAAAGGTCATATGCTATTACTATTAAAGATAAACAAGGTAAAATTTATTACCTTACAGAAGAAATGACTTCTAATATTTGGTCAAGAAAAGACGGAAGTAAAAAAAGTAGTAACGAATATAATTATTTCTTTAGAAAAAGAACAGAAGATGTATGTTTACACAATGTTAAACTTTTTTCAACAAAACAGATTGCTAAAGATTTTTGGAACGAAAAATTTGAAAACAATGAAAATGTTTGGAACCAGATTTACAGTTGCTATGATACAAACACACTTGCTGTTTGTAAAATCGTCCTTGTTAGAAAGGTTGAAGAACTGTTATGAAATATTATATTAAAACATTCTGTGATATTTATGAAGATGAACAAAAACCCCTTACGCTAGTTTGGTGTAAGGGGGAATATTACGAAGTATATAGTGAAAGTGATAACTATATATACTGTGATAACGAATATTTAAGAAAACTCAATCAAGATAACTTGTCTTTAAATAATTATATAGCAAAAGCGTGGTTAAATATTAAAGGCATTGCAAAAGTTAAAGGCAGATTACCATTAAATTTCATTAAACTTTCAGAGGAAGAAGTTAGTGCAGAAAAGGAGAAAAGTAATGTTAGAGAGAATTAAAAATTGGATAATCAAAGTATGGGATAAGCGTAAGGACAATTTAGAGCCAGAAGAATATAATTTATCACATGATAAATTTGCAAAACTTATATTTAATGATATACTTACAATAATACCATCACTTATGCAGTCGGAATATAATACTATTTCAGTTAATTTTTGCAATATAAAAAAAGAAAGGCTTATTATTCAAGTATTTTGTAATATTTACAGAAATAGCAAAAATTCTAAATTTCAAAGAGAACGTTGTAATAGAAAAGATTATTATTGGCATTTTGATTTATATATTGATAAAAACAACTTCGGTAGTAGTTATCAACAATTAGTTACTGCTAGAAATATTTTAAAAAGTCTTATTAAAGAAGAACCGCATTATTCACAAGACGAGATAAGTAATTTAATGGAAAAAGCTAGGGAGTTAGATAGAGAGAATATCGAAGAAGATGTAGATAACTCTTGACAACTCAACATATAGTATGCTATAATAAAAACGTGCCTAAATCTAGTGGTTTTATTTAAAATCCGATTAGGCACGTTTTAGTTTTGTGGTAACACTTAGTACAAGCGTTCCAGATTCACAAATGATAAAGTTATCGTATAAGTAGATTAAATAGGAGTTAGCATGGTTGTAATGCTTGATAACCTATTGCAAAATAGAAAGTGAGGTCTTTGTAAAATGGTAATTAAACGAAACGGTCAAAAAGTAAAGTTTGAAAAAAGTAAAATAAAAGAAGCTGTAAAAAAAGCATGGACAGAAGTTAAAAATGGAATCAATAATAAAGGTAATTCTATTTGTGATTATGTTGCAGATGAAATTGAAACTGAATACAAAGAATTAAAAGATGAAATGTCTGTAGAAGAAATCCAAAACAGAGTTGAAGATTTACTTATGGATAGTGGTGAAAAACAAGTTGCTAGAGCATATATCAGATACAGATATAAAAGAGAATTAGTGAGAGAAAGCAATACCACAGATAAAGATATTAAAGAATTACTTGAAGGAAATTCTGATTATTGGAATACAGAAAATTCAAATAAAAACGCTAAAATAGTTACTGTACAAAGAGATTATATTGCAGGCATCACAAGTACAGATATTGCAAGACGTTTTATTTTTCCTAAAGATGTTATTAAAGCGCATGACAAAGGTATCATTCATAAACATGATATGGATTATATGGCTCAAAAAACTTTGACGAATTGTTGCCTAATTAATCTTGAAGATATGTTACAAAATGGTACTGTTATTAATGGAGTTAGTATCGAAAAACCTCACCGTTTATTAACAGCAACTACAATCTGCACTCAAATTATTACAGCAGTTAGTAGTAGCCAGTATGGGGGTTGTACAATTACTTTAACTCATTTAGCACCATTTGTAAGAGATAGTTATAATTATTATATTGAAAAATATAAAAAGAGAAACTTATCTTACGAACAAGTTTTACAATTTGCCCAAGAAGATTTAGAAAAAGAAATCCAAGACGCTGTACAAACATTTAATTATCAAATTAATAGCATGACTAACACTAATGGTCAAGCACCTTTTATCACGGTATTTATGTATCTAAGTGAAAATCCAGAATACACGAAAGAAATAGCAATGTTAATTAAAGAGTTCTTATTACAAAGAATTAAAGGCATGAAAGATGAAACAGGACATTATGTTACGCAGGCGTTTCCTAAATTAATTTATTGCCTTGAAAAGAAAAATATTACAGAGAATAGCGAATACTGGTGGCTTACTAAATTAGCGGCTCAATGTACAGCTAAAAGAATGGTTCCAGACTACATAAGCGAAAAAGTCATGTTGGAACAAAAGATTGATAAAAATGGTAAAGGCAATGTATATCCATGCATGGGCTGTGTAGACGGTGAAGAAATTATTTGTTATAAATTTAATAATCAAATTTTTTGTGAATCATTTAAAAGAATGTGGAATAGATTAAGTGATTATTATGAAGTAAAAACACAACAAAATGGAAAAGACTTATATATTGATACAAATAACGTAGAAATATATGATACAAAAAAAGGTTTTGTAAAAAATTATAGAATAATTAAAAATAATACAAAAGACTGGTTAAGATTTACTTTTTCTAACGGAAGAACATTAACTTGTACTTTAGATCACCCCTTTGAAACTGAAAATAGAGGCATGGTTTATGCTAAAGATTTAACCAATAAAGATATTATTAAAATTGGTAAAACTCCTATCAATATTAACAATAACATTAATTTTGATGCGGATAAAGCATGGTTATTAGGTTTAATGCTTTGTGATGGTTGCTACGATAAGCATATTACTGCAACTATGAATTGTGAAGGTGAAAAAGATATTATTGAAAAATGCAAAAATGTATTTGAAAATAAATATTTTATTAACACTAAATTGGTTGATAGAAGTAATGAACCTAGACGGCACTATATAGAAGTAGAAGGTGTTAGTGGAAAAGGCTCTTTAGTAAACTTAATGAATTATTTCATTGGAAAATTTGGCGGCATCAAAAAACTTGATAGACAAATTCCAAACGAAGTTTTTGTTTGGAATAAAGAAGCACAGTTAAATTTTATGGCAGGAATAATAGATGCTGACGGTTATTTAAACGATACAAAAGTATTAAGAATACAATTAGGAAGCACTAATAAAGAATTAGCTTTACAGCAAGCAATGTTAGCAAGACAATTAGGAATGGAACCGTTAATATACCTTAATCATTATTCCAAATTAAACCCAGAAGCAGTTAGATACAGAGTAGAATTTATTCCTACAGAAGAACTTATTAATTATATTGCTTGTGAAAAGAAAAGAAAACATTTTACTGGTTGGACAAGAAAAAATAACTCTATTTTAACTACTGATATGTGCAGTGTAACAAAAGTGGAAAAAATTACAGAACAAAGTTATAGTTATGACGTAACAACTTCTAGTGAACATTTTGAAATAAGCGGTATTTATTCTCATAATTGTAGAAGTTTCTTAACACCTTTTATTGATAATTTTGGTAATCCTAAATATTATGGTAGATTTAATTGCGGTGTTTGCACTATTTCTTTACCTTATATTGCGTTAATGTCTAATGGTAATTTTGAAAAATTCTGGGAAGAATTAGATAAATATACCGAACTTTGTCATAAAGCATTAAAAATTTCTGTAGATAGAATAAAAGAAACTTCTGTAAATGTTGCTCCTATTTTATGGAAATACGGTGCATTTGGCAGATTAAATTCAGACCAAAAGATAGGGGATTTGATGTTTGGTGGTTACGCTACTGTATCATTGGGTTATGCAGGACTTTACGAATGTGTAAAATATATGACAGGTCATTCACATTTTGATAATGGTGTTGGTAAAGAATTTGGAATAAAAGTAATGAAATTTTTAAACGAAAAGTGTAATAAATGGAAAGAAAGCGAAAACATTTCATATAGTTTATACGGCACTCCTTTAGAAGCGACCACTTACAAATTAGCCAAGGCTTTAAAAAGAGATTTTGGTGAAATTAAAGGAATTACTGATAGAAATTATATTACGAACAGCTACCATATTCCAGTATTTGAAGAAATAAATCCTTTTGAAAAATTAAAAATTGAAAGTGAATTTCAAAAATTAAGTCCGGGCGGTATGATTAGTTATTGTGAAAGTGCTAATCTTTCCCATAATATTGAAGCAGTATTACAGATTTTACAATTTATGTATAAAAATATTATGTATGCTGAATTAAATATTAAATCTGATTATTGCCAAGCATGTGGTAATGAAGTAGAAATGAAGATTATAGATGAAAACGGTACTCTTGATTGGCAATGCCCTATTTGCGGTAATAAAGACCACGATAAAATGAGGGTAAGTCGGAGGACGTGCGGATATATAGGAAATAATTACTGGAATCAAGGTCGCACACAAGAAATAAAAGAAAGATATGTTCATATTGATAACCATTTATATAAAGAAGAATAGGAGAAATAATTATGAATTATGCTCAAATAAGAGAAATGGATATAAGCAATTCACCAAATTTTTCAGTAAGTTTATGGGTCAGTGGATGCAAATTCGCTTGCCCACAATGCTTTAATAAAGAACAGCAAGATTTTAATTATGGTAAGCCATATACTCCTAATACTGAAAATACTATTTTATCATTACTTAACAAAGATTATATTTATAGCCTTGAAATACTAGGCGGTGATCCTTTATGTCAAAATAAAGAAGGATTAGAACAACTTATTCATTTATGTAAAAGAACACATAAATTTGGTAAAAAAATATGGTTGTGGTCTGGTTATACTTGGGAAGAAATTTATGAAGCATCTTCTTATAATGAAATTGATTATTTAAGATATGAATTAGTAGCTTCTTGTGATGTTTTTGTAGATGGAAGATTTGAATATGATAAAAAAGATAGTAATTTATACTATAAAGGAAGTTCTAACCAACGAGTAATAGATGTAAAACAGACCCTCTCAACTCACACCCTAACACTTTATCAACCAAACTAACCAAACGCCTGTTACCATAGTTCTACTGGTTAGTAACCATATCAGAATTTGATTTGAGATTTGAAAGGAAGTGATTAATTTTATGCTGTCTGTGACAAACAACTCAACAAATAAAATTTACCGTTATAATCTTGTTATTGATAATTTAAAAGAATTGAGCAAATTTTTAAACGAAAATCCTGAAATGAAAAACTTAAATACATTTATAGACAAAGCAAATTTTCAAATTAAAACAAAATTAGAAGCAATATAATATAAAAACAAACCCTCCGACTTATTGCCGGAGGGTTGCTTATTACTTATTATTTATTTCCTTTCTTTTCCAAATTTTCAATCAAAATACTAAACACGCTAATTATATCAAGTCCCATAACTAAATTCCTTATACTCTTTGTTACTAATCTCTACCACGTATTAAATTATATTCTTCTTTAGGTAAAAGACATTTAATACTTTTTCTATCTACTATACTAATATTTTTGTTTTCTTTATTATAAACAACAATATTCTTTTCGTTTATATCTATTATAATTCCATAAATATTAATATTTACAAAATTATTATTGATTACATTACCGTCAAAAATACAAACATATTCTTCATCACTCTTAATTGGATATTTTGAGCAATCATTTACATACACTATATTATCCTCGTTTTTGTTTGTAATTTTAACATTTTTTGGTAACATACTATCTTTCTCCTTCTCTTCTATATTATCTTCAACTTCCCAAATTCTATTAGGACTTTTACCAGTATACACTCCATTAAAAGTATAATAATCTGGTGTCGCTCCTCCATTTTCTGCCACGAAACACACACAAGTCTTATAACATTTGCGAGTAATATTACATTTACCGTTTGGTACTTTACTACAATACTCACACAATTCTTTTTCTGTAATTTCCATTTTATTTTCTCCTTTTTTATTTCCTGTCATCAACTCTACATTTATAGGTTTAGTTTTTTCAACTTTCATTTTATTTCTCCTTTAATATAATTTTATGAATATTGTTACATTCAGTTCTTTAAAAACTATTTTTATTATCTCCTTTTCTGTTATTTAACAAACAATCTACGATTCATATTAGGATATTTCATTTTTACAATAGCACCACTTTTCTTAGCACTTTCACTAAAAATTTTATGGCACTTATCGCATACCGTACTTTTATTATTTTTATCTAAAGGTGTGCCACAAGTATAGCACAAATGATTTTCTAATCTATACTGTCTGTTTTTAGTTGGGTCTTTTAATTCATTGTTTCTTAAATTATGTCTTTCCCTATCTTTAGCAAGACAAATGCCACAACGTACTCTATTGTTCATAGCTTTTCTTTTCCCGCAATCTACACATAAACCTTTTTCTTTTCTTTCTAATTTAATCTTTCTCTTTTGCTCTAAATCTTTTTCACGATATTTTAACTTAAACTCTTTATACTCTTCCTCCGACATTAATTTTTTTCTTTTCTGTCTATATTCATATGCTTTTGCCTTACATAATAAACACATTCGTTCATTACCATAAGTACGTTCTTTAAAACAGCATGTACATAAATGGTGTTCTAAAGCAAATTTTCTACTATCTTTACCCCATTGTCTAGAATATTGAAGTCTTTTTTCTTTATCTTTGTACATTTTTATTCTCCTTTGGTATATTATTTTTATATAATAATATTACGCCAATATCTCCTAAACTTAATTCTTCTACTTTGTTATAATTTTCTATACCAGTTTTCATATACTCACCACCTTTCTTATATAGAAATTATACAACACTTCCTATATAAAATCAATAGAAATTTCATTTTAAATAGTCTGAATATTTAACATTTTTTATACAAAAATCTAACACATAATTTTATAAAAACCATTGACTTTTACTATAAAAAGTATTATGATTAACGTACAAAGCAATACAAAATATATCAAAGGAGATTAATTATGAATGAAAAATCAGTAAAATTAAAACCAAAATTCAAAGTGGGTGATATTGTTGCAATTAAATTATTACAAGACATTTACACAAAATTAAAAGAATGTGGAATTGTAAGCACTGATACTTTTTATAATTCATTGCTATTAGATACTGGTGTAGTTATCGAAGCTAACGCAAATAATATTTTACCTTATCTTATTTGGTTTAAAAATACAGAAAAGAAATTTTATTTACCAGAAGAATTACTTGAACCAATTACCACTTCCAATGAAGTATCTAATAATAAAAAAATCAAAATCAAATACCATGAACCTATCACACCTCTTGAAAATATCAACGGTGCAAATTCAGATTGGATTGATTTAAGATGTGCTGAACCTAATGGGGTTGACTTGAAAACTGGCGAATTTAAACTTATTTCTCTTGGTGTAAGTATGAAACTTCCAGACGATTATGAAGCACATATTGTCCCAAGAAGTAGTACGTTTAAGACTTGGGGATTATTACAGACAAACCCACACGCTGTTATCGACAATAGTTACTGTTCAGATACAGATGTGTGGAAATATCCAGTATACGCAACCAGAGATACACATATCGACTTTAATGACCGTATCTGTCAATTCCGTATTGTAAAGAAACAACCTACTATTATTTTTGAAAAAGTAGACCACTTAGTCGGAAAATCAAGAGGTGGTTTCGGTAGTAGTGGAATTAAGTAAATTTTATAAAAAGGAGAGTAATAACGAAAAAATTTTTTACTTATCTTAATTTAATTGTTTTCATTATCTTATTGATAATGGTTAATATAGCTACATGGACAGAAAAAATAGATTGTGCAATTCTTTATTCAATTTGGTTCTTAATTGAATTTATTTTATTAATTTTATTAACAAATAAAAAATAAAGGAGAAAAAAACATTATGACACTTTTAGAGGTAATTAAGAAAGCAGAAGAAAAACAAAAAATTTTAGGCAATACAACTAAGGTTTATATTCGTAGAAAAAGTTGGAAGAATGTAGTTGACCCAGTTGATTTTGCATGGATGTATACCTCAAAACTACTATTTCATAAAACCAATATGAAATTTAAACCTAGAAAAAATGACATAATTAATAATGATTGGGAATTATTTTATTCCTTGCCAGAAGCAAAAAACAAAGACAATAAAGAAACCAAATCAGAATCCACAACAATCCCAAGAGAAACCTTTATAAATTCTATTGAACAGATTGCAAAAGCTAAATTCTGTCTTAATTCTTTAAATGAGCATGTTAAGGATATTAAAACTATTTTTGAAGCAACCTACGGAATCAGCTTTGATTGTTTTAAGAGAAACAGAAATATACTCATTGATAAAGAAACTAACATTTTATATTTATTTGCAATAATTGCTTCAAGTTACAGTAAAGAAATTAATGATTGCTTAAGTAAAATTGAAACAGAACTTGATAGTTTGAACGGTGGTAAAAAGACTGAATAAAACACAAACAAGTAAAGAGGGGCTAACAACCCCTCTTTTATTTTACCAAGCCAACTTATCCTTTTTACAGTTACTCTTTACCCAACTCTTTGTTACTGCGTTGTATCTATACACATCTCCACCGTCAATCTCAATAAATTTGCTCCCGTGTGAAATTTCATTTCCAGTAGGTTTAACGTCTATTGAAAGCCCATTAAATATCGTTTCATTCTCACCATTATTACCGCCATATTTTACCACAGATATAGACTTTCCTATCTCATCACCACTAAACGGTTGGTCTGTATCTATTTTGTTTCCTTGTTTAATCCATAATGGTACATCTTTTGGATTTATAATAGGTATATAATCTGGATTCTCATAGCTTTTTATTACCTCATCAGCAACTAATTTACAGTACCTATATATATCACCAGTTTTCATGTCGTAATATATACTGCCGTTTGGTATATCACCTGTTGCTATGAGTTTACCGTCTTTAAATTCAATGGGCGTAGGCAGATTATTATAGCTGTTATCGCCATAGCCAATATACCATGCTCTACTATCATTATTAACACCGCCTTGTTTAATAATTGAAATCATATTATTACTTGAACTTGAAGCCATGCTGTTACTCCTTTCTACTAAGTTGTATCTATATATGTAAACATAAAGAAAGAGGACTAATTGTAGTCCTCTTAAATAAATATTGTGCTTAATAAGTGTTTAATGAGTTTAAATACTTCTTCTTCTTTTTCTATTACTTTTAATAATTCCGTAAATTTAAGTAAATATTAATATTAAAAATGTTAAAATAAATATTACTATTGTAATTGTTAATATATAACTAAAGTCATATGTCATTCCTAATGTATATCCTAAAATACTAAAAACAAACAATAAAATTATAAATATAAATAATACACTTAAAAAATAAATCAATGCAATTTCCTCCTATTATTTTCTCTTTACTCTTTTTGTTTTGTATTTTGCATAATTTTTTTCACCGTTACGTCCTTTATATAATTTTCGCAATGCAGAACCTAACCCATTTTTCATATCTTTTTCTGTTTGCTCCCAAGTATTTTCTCCTTCGCCTAAAATATCAACAGCTTCTTCAATATAAGTTAAAATCTGTAGTATTTCTTGATTTGTAAAATAAATATTTCTTCCCATTTTTTCTCCTTTTTATTTATTAAGAAGCGTAGTATTCAAAGCTAAATGTTCATTTATAATAGATATTGTATCGTCTATTATAAACAAAGGTACTGTTACAACACCATTTTCTTCATTAGCTTCTCTATAATGTTTTAAATTGCTTAACACTCGTTTTAATTCTTTGTCTGTATAATCATACATAATTTTTCTCCTTTTTGTTTTATTTAATATAAACTACTATAATTTCTAATATAGTAGCACTTATCGTCAAGAGAGTAACAAATTTTGTAAGCATAACAATAATTTTAGAATTATGTTTATTTTCTTTTATTTTTTTCTCAAATAAAGTACCAATTATAAATATGGTAATTCCTATAATAAAAGCTACTATAAGACTTATGGTAGCAAATGCCGATAACATAGAAACCAAACCAATATTTCCCATATTTTTGTCCTTTCAGTTTTAATCTTCTTTATTAGTAAGTCCACTAAATTTAAGACTTCCATCATCATTTGCACTAAACTTAATATTAACATCTGATACCATAGCACCATTTTCATCAAGATAATACCATTTACCATTATCTTCTAATAATCCTTTTCTCATAGCACCAGTATCATCTAAATAATACCATTTATCATGGTACTTATACCAAGTATTAGTTAAACATGCCCCTGCACCATCAAAATAATACCAATTATCTTTATATTCAAGCCACTGATTAGAAATCATACCACCATCACCAGACAAATAGTACCACTTTCCATCTTCATAAAACCACTGACTTGTGATTAATTTTCCCTCACCGTCCATAACATACCAACGGTTATTATCATTCACCCATGAGTTTACTACAATATTTCCATTTCTATAATATCTCCATGAGCCGTTTACCTTAAAAAAACCATTTTTATATTCAGTAACGGTATTATCGTATATAATATCTTTAATCTTAAATGCTTTTTTCCATGGTGTTGAATTTAAGTTGCTCTGGATAACCCCATAGTTGATACCTTTTGCTTCGATTACATGGTTATGGTCAAGTACAATGCCGATATGACCTTGTTTCCATACTGCATAACCCAATTTATCGTCTGTTAATTTAGACGGTGGGATTTTGCTGTTACCAGTCTGTTCAAACTGTCCAGAACCACGAATAATACCAGTATACCATGAAATTAGTCCAGAACAGTCAACAGCTTCTTCACCTACCCACTGTAAAGCCTTATTAATATAAGCTTGTGTGTAAATATTTGGATATTGCCTAGCCCATGAATAAATCTTAGTCTTAGTAAGAATCTCACCTTTAGCACCATAAACATAATGAACGCCTATTTTACTTTTGGCAAATTCCACTAAGCCTTTTGCTGTTTTATTAGCCATTATTCCATTTTCCTTTCATACAAATTTAGAAAACTATATGTTTCTACTTATGATAATAACACATAGTTTTCTAAAAGTCAATAGATATACTTATATTTTTTACTGATTCTTTATCCATACAAGTCTTACTTTACAGTTACAAGTCTTATCATCACCTTGGGATTTAAGATAAATTAAAGCATTGTAAGTACCGTCTGGTGTAATATCCAAAGAACAATGACCTACAAATGGGTTAGTATCATCAATAACCAAAGTAGCAGATATTGGAGTATAACCACTTTGCATTGCTAAATCGTAACTATACCATTGTTCCTCGCCACTTGCGATTGTCAATTCATAAGCAACATCTGTATATTTAATAATAGAATTTACAGTATTTATGACTTGATTTTCGTCAAAAGTCATTTTCCAAGCGTTCAGACTTTCAACGTCATGCTGATATCTTTCAAAAGAATCTGTGAACTGCCCATTGTCTAAAGCCAATGGGATTGCGGTAGCCTTATTTCAAAAGAATCTGCTAATGTTTTAAACTGGCTATAATTTACTGCGTCATTTTTCTGTTGTCCTGCTCTAATACCTCTTAAAATTACATCTTGATTTGTATCACCAGTATGAACACCAGTAATAACTTTTACATATTCTGGAATTTCTGTATCAGTATTAATAGAAGCTTGTGAAGTTTCTCTGATAAAATACGTGTTATTTGCACTATCATTAATTCCACCATAAATCTCTACAGCAGAAGCATTGATTAATTTATACTGTTTCATATCTAAATCTTTAGTAGGAGTAAAATCAGTAGGTAAATGAGTTTCAAAATATTTTTTATTAACAGCATCAGTATCTTGAATAGGGGTATCTACACCTCTAACAATAACTGGATTACCGTTTTTATCTGTTAAATCCAATATACCACTTGCTTCGTCACCATTTACAGTAAGATTAATACACATATTGGCGTTATCAGCTTTTTGAATAGTAACTTGATTTTCTGTAACAGAATTTACAATATCATCAACATATTTCTTATTGACAGCCATATTATCGCCAGTAGGGGTAGCAACGCCATCAATCTGAACTGGTACAAGTGTTCCATTTTGTACACCTTTAGGATAAGTACCAACCAGTAAATGATATTCCTCACCAGTCATGGCAGAAGTTATAAAAGGAACCAATCTACCATCAGTTAATGATACTGGGTCAGCAAAATAAAATCTATCCCCACTATCCATTACCATTGAATTTTTAAACACATAAGCCAAATCATTTTGACCTAAAATAAATTCTTCTTGTCCACTGTCCAAAACTGGATTATGCTCAATTCCATAATTTTTTATATCGTCAGCATATTTCCTATTCACGGCATCGTTATCGTTTGCTGGTGTAGCAATTCCTCTAAGTTTAATATCTTTCTTTGTCTTAGGATTAGATAATTCAACAGTAGTTCCGTTGTCAGTTTCACTTGTGGTTTCGTGAGGAATAATACCAACATATCCAGTTTCACCTAATGTCAATTCACTTGCGTTTTCAACTTGATAACCAGACATATTTATAGCACCTTGCATAGTACCACCAGATAAAGGCAAGTAATCATCACTTGGAGCAGTACCACCTCTAGTTATTGGATACCAAATTTTGTTTTCTTTATCAAAACGGTATTCTTGCATGTTATTATCAACTTCATAAAAAGCACTACCGTTAGGAACATCTTCTGTTGGTTTTACATCTGTGGTATTGCCGTAAAATTCTGTAAAAATTGTGCCGTTAGCACCACCAACTTTGTTTACTGTTCTCATTTACGAATCCCTTTCTAATTTATGATAACAAAAAGAGAGGAACTATTATTAATTCCTCTCCATTGTAATATATTTATTTAATTATCAATCCTTAACAGGTCTTTGGGTCTGAGGTCTTACACGTTCATCTGTTTTACCAGTTGCAGGGCCAGTTGTTACATAGGTTGTATCCTGTGCGCCCTTTGGTCTTTTAGTCTGTGCTAAATCATTTGCCATCTGTTCCTTGGTTCTATGGTCTGCATGTTTTCCAGTTGCTACTGCCATAATAATTACCTCCTTTAAGGTTAATATACAGAAATACATAATTTTTAAAATAATTTTAGAACAATTTTTATAGCACTTTATTTTTTATTTAAAACAGTAAGTCTGTAAACTTTCTATATGAATTGTTCTTTATTTATAATACTACTTGTCACCTTATTTGTCAAGCGAATTTTAATCACTTTATGACAATTTTATCCATTTACTTGTAGTTGGAATTTCATCTTCAACACTTGTCAACATAATTCCATTATCATCATTCTCAAATGAATTAGTAACAGCCGTTTCTTCACCAATTTCCTCTTTGTCCTTAGAATTGGACACATGAGTTACTACAGCCTTGTATAACTCACCGTACTCGTTAGTAACCCTATCTCCCTCTTTATATTCAACGCCCTCAGTCCATACTGGATAGAGTTCTGGAACTTCTACGGCTTGTTCGTCTGTGAAATTCTGTGCTGATAATTTAGCTGTTTTATAAAGGGTCTTATTAATTTGTTGTAAAGTCGCAACTTGCTGTTCTTGTGTTGGAACGTAAGCAATTTCATTATCTTCTAAGTCATAAAACTTGCCGTTTTTATATTTGCAACCTATAAAACAAGGGTATTGTAAACAGTCTACTGCGATAGCTTCATTGCCGTAAGTACCTCTTGCAATCTGATTAGCAAGTTCATAATTGTCGCATACAATAATATTCTGTACAGTTTCCTCATGTACAATAGCAAAAACTTGATGTACAATCATATCATTTCTATCCTTTCATTCTATATTAATAAGCGAAAATACTATTCACTGTTAAAGTGCCAGTTTGTTGGGCTTGTGGATTAGTGGTATAAAAAGTTGTACCAGTTAATACTTGATTTACATTGGCGTTACCAGTTAATTCAAGGGTTCCAGTTTGTTCATCATCAGAACCTAAACCAAGAAAGATATAACCTTTCATAACTTCTGATTTGGTTGCAGTCAATTCAGAAGTATCAACGCCACCAGATATAAAATTATTAATTATAGCCATATGATACTCCTTTCTTTATTTGAAACGGATAAGGATAATTCCAGAACCACCAGTACCACCGTCCCTACCACTATAAGCATAGCCACCACCGCCACCACCTGCTCCACCACCAGTATTAGCAGAACCATTGCCGCCCACACTAGCGAGAATGTAATCTGGTTCACTAGAAGAACCTCCACTTCTATAGGTACCATTACCACCATGACCGCCACCTATAGAACCACCAGAGCCACCCCAGTTACCCGGTGTTAAAGCACCTAATCCTTGTCCACCAGAACCACCACCGCCAGAATAAACAGTACCAGAACTTTCACCAAATGGGCGAGTTGTTGTTCCTTGACCTAATCCTTGACTATTTGTGACACCAGGACTATTACCACCATTGCCACCATTACTACCGCCATTATTTCCATAAGTATATCCATACGCTGAACCACCTACTCCACCGCCACTACCGCCACAACTAGCACGATAATATGGTGAAGTAGTTTCACCGTCACCGCCATATCCACCAGAAGCAGTACATAATGTAGTTCCGTTTCTTGTTACAGAAGTAGTGCCACCAGTACCCCCATTAGCGCCGCCACCGCCACCAATAGAGCATACTAAAGTTTGTCCAGAAGATACACTAACATTAGAAGCAGTTTTAGTGTAGCCACCACCGCCACCACCGCCACCATAAGTTGAATTTCTATCTCGACTTTCTCCATGCCCACCACCGCCACCAGCACCAACACAAAATATATCAACTTGACTATATCCACTTGGTACAGTTACATTTGTACTACTTGTAATCGTCTGTGTATATGTACTACCACTTACAATATTACCTTGTATTGGTGTTCCTATCAATTCCCCATTACTTGTCACACAATAACTATACACACTTATGTAATACCTAGTTCCAAGATTAGGAAACCCCAAAGTAACACTGCTTCTACCACCACTTGTAGTATTATTTCCAGTACCTTTATAAATCTGAGTACCACCAGTCCCAGGATTTCCACTTGTGCTATATTTAACATATACACCACTATAAGGTCTACCAGTAGTTTGTATAGGGTTAGACCAAGTAACAGTAATATTTCTACCACTAGAAACAGCTAAGTTTAAATTACTTACATTACCAACTCCCATTGTGCCAGTAACCTTAATTTTAGCGTCTGTATTATAAAACGTAGCACCTTTGATAACATGACTTTCTATAGCGTTTCCAGTCAGTTCCAATGTGCCAGTTTGTATATCGTCACTATCTTTTCCTACGAATGTATATCCTTTTAATACATTATTTGGTTCAGCAGTTGCAATATCAGAACTACCACCACCAGTAGGAAATCTATTCATAATTGACATAAAATCACCTCTTTTTGTTAATAAAACTTATCCAATAATCAGCACTTGGATGGGTAAATCTTCCGTTGGCTTATTCTTATAAGCTGTAAGAGTAATCTGATTTTCTGCTTGTGCTGTACACTGAATGATACATTTCATGGATAGTTTAATTTGGTCTAAGGTTGCATTTGAAGCTAAACCAACCTCAATATTATTGTCAGCTGTAACACCATTTGCTGTTAAAGTTAATGTATATGGTGCGTTATCACCTTGCCAATCCACACTAGGAGCATTTACTTGCACACTTACGGATTTAGAAGCACCATTTTCTACATTTCCTATTTTAGTTTGAGGATATAATTGGTCATACCCAGTATCAGTTTTTACATTCATTTCTATATTATAACTTGCCATATTTTCACCAACTTTCTTTACTAAACTTCAATAGACAAAATTTTCCACCATTGACCGCCAATTTCTAATTGTTCGTCAGTTGGCTCTGTTTCTGATACAATAACTCTTGCTCTTGGAAATTTCATAAACACTTGCCAAGTGTTAGGTGTAGTATCTGGTTGGACATTTGTATTTGCTTTTAAAGCAATATACATTATATTTTCATAAGTAACAACATCATTAACAATATAACTTACTGTTTTATTCCAAACATCTTTTAATTGAACGTCAATACTTGTCGCACCATCTTCGCCTTTTAGTCCAATCAATACCCAGTATTCTGTATCTGTAGGTAGATTTCCAGTTGATTGTTTTAAGCACATGTAAACTTGTTCATCATAAACAGCAAAGTTATACATTTCATATTGTACGTCTGCTTGATATTCTTTCTTATTTATGTAATTATTAAGCATTGTTTGGAATAATTGTTCATCTTCCGCAAGTTTAACTTCTACTGCATTGTAATATAAATTCTGTAAATATTCAAGAGCCGTATGTACCATATTAAAGCATATTGGCATAACAGCCTCAGAATCAATATCATTATTATTCATAATTAATGCTAATGCTTGACTAAAATAACCCTCTCTAAAGTATTGGGAAAACTGTTGCATTAAGTTTCTATTACTTAATGATAAGTCTTGCCAACGTCTAATTTCAAAACTTGCCATATTTTTCCCTTTCTTAGTTTACAATTCTAAACCATAAATCACCAGTTTCTTGCTGACTTGGCGTTCCCTCTTGTATTGGAATTTCTCTAGGTTTGATAGAACCAATATTAATCCAGTATTGTGAACCCTCAAAAGGTGGCTGATTATTATTAGCTTCAATACAAGCCCATACATAGTTACCGTATGTTACCACATTCTGTGCAGTATAATGAATTGTACTATCCCATTCACCTAAAAAAGACAATCCATCACCAGAATCACCTTTTTCACCACGAACAGAAAGCACTCGCCAATAAGTTGCGTTTGAAGGGTCTGTTCCCAAAGGTGGATTAGTAACAGCAATATACACGTAATTTACACCATTATAAGTATATGTTACAAAGTTATTCTTAGAATAGGTCACAGTAGGATTGTACGTTCCCTTATACTCAAATAAATTAATGATATTTTGCCATTCAATTTGTTTACCCTCTACATAAGGTTGCACATCAGTTTTATAAAAATTTTCCAATGCTTCACAAGTGTTAATAATCGTATTTAATTTTTGAGCATTGATAATCTTTTGGTCTCCACTTGGAATTTGTGAGAATATATTTTGTGCAGTTTCATAATCATTAGACTGAATAGCTGTCTGATATTGTTGAATTAATTGTGCGTCAGAAGCCGTAATATCCAAAAAAGTTGTAAATGTTTGTACTTGATTAGGAAAAGTCGTACTCGGAAATTGAGGGTAACGTTCACTCATAAATCACACTTCCTTTCTATGTAATCTAAATATTATTATATATTATTCTTTATTTTATTACAACAAAAAAGAGTGAATCTATTAAGAAACACTCTTTCTTGCTACCAAAAACGTATTACAGGAGGTTTAATGAAAATAAGAAAAATATGCTTAGTTCTTTTTTTCCAAGCATTACGTCACCATTCACCTTTTATCTCTCGCACATAAAAGGGTTCAGCTTTTTGTGACTAACTACCTATCTAATCATAGGTTAGTTTGAATTGTCACCATCACAGGCTTTTGTGAACTACCCACCGTCTAAAGCCAGTGGGATTGCGGTAGCCTTATTTCAACTTTAGCTGAATTAATTTCATTATCACTATGGCAAGTAAATGATAATGAAAATCCAGTTAAGAAAAGGAACGTTGTGGATTTTCCGCACATGGATACGAACAACAATGTATACAATTTATAAGGAGAACATATGTCTTTTATTTCCTTTCCTTAACTTGATTATATCTTACCACACTTTACACCATATGTCAACAATTATTTTTGAAATATTTCTATTTATTTAGAAACTTTCGTATTCTGGATAATAGCTTATCATACTAATATTCATTGAACCACTTTCCTGCATATCGGCACTAAAACTCTTAACAAGATATTGTTTCGGTATAGTTGAGTCTTTAGGTGTATATGACACAACGATATTAACATCCAACCACCATATAGGAACACATGTTAAACTCACACTGTCATTCATTCTGGTTCGTAAATATAATTCATATTTAGCACGTTGTCTTGCTAAATCATTAGTGTAAATATTGTCATATTCACCCCCAGATAAAGGAATTGCTATCTCGCCTATTGTACTTCCTACATAATAAGGGCTTTGTGGATTATCATCTTTAGCTTCACCATATATCTGTTGATAACCAAGGTATATAAACTTACCATTCTGGTATCTGGCAACGTAATACTGGTTGTTACGATCTAGTACCGCCACTGTTCCGTCCTCATTAACCAAAGGTAATGCGCTGTTATCATTCACTTTAATATAAGGACTTGCGACAGCTGTACTTGCCGTCCAACCTATAGTAAAACTTGTATCTACATTAAAACTTGTTGGATAATCCGCAATAGTAAGAGTATAAGTATTTCCACTCTGAGTTATAGCACTTGGATAATATGTTGGGTCGATTGATTTTCCAAATACTCTTACTACATTTTTAACACTTTCAAAATCAGACGTAATACTTTCTGATGTTACAATACTATCCCATACATCATCATCCAATAAAGACGGTTCATTATGACCACTTGGAATTTTTTGATACCTAAATACTCCGTTCACATCAAAGAAAATTTCCATAGTTGCGTCTACATCTCTTAATTGAGAAAGTAATGAATAAACACTATCACCAACGTCTACTTGTATATCATAAGGTAAAGCATATGGCAATTCTTCAAGGACATATTTAGTTACTCCTACTAACTTTAACACACTAATCATAGCGTTTCTTACGTTACTACCTTGTGGAATCGTTGTTGGCATATCTGAAATATAACCATTTCTTGTACCATTCAGTCTTGCCATAAGGTCAAGTCCCTCAAATGATAATGAATTAGTAGAAGCGTCATAATTCCATGTAGGGGTATTGATAAGATAAATACCTAAATTTACCCATTCCCAGTCTTTTGCAAGTATATCATATTCACCTATATAAATCTGAACATATCTATCCAACCATATTCTTCCACCAGATTTTATCTCAAAATCAGCGGTATCTTTCAGTGCTAAAGTAATACTACATGAACGCCTTTGGTCATTGTTACTATCACAATTTATATTACCACTGATAACATAACCCTGTATTTCATTTACGGTCTGATACTCATAATTGAGCAGATTTATCTTTATTTGACGTTCTCTCATTCGTTGTTTTGCGATATTGTATAAATTCTGCGTTATATTTAATGGCATAATTTATCCTCCCTTACGTTCCAGTAGTAGAAACTCCACTTACTACTGGTTCTACTAATCCAAATTCCATAAGGTCTTTTTCGTTATTTGCGTCACCAACCTCAACGTAATCAAAGGAAATATCTACCTTTCCCATACCCCAGTTGTTGTCATATGTAATGTTTGGTTCTGAACTTGGATAAATTAAGAAAATATTTCCATTCCAGTCCTTTATAATTTTCGTTTTATTGTCTGTGATATAATTTAGTATTTCCTCTGTTAATTTATTGATTTCATATCTATCCATTATTCTATTTTTTTCATAATCTAAAGGTAGGACAGTAAAACTGATACTATTGCTGTAATAATTCGTCTTAGCATTAGCAACAATTACTGGATATTTACTACCATAAGGCTCAAATACACCTATCTTCTTAACACGTTTACCAGTACCATATGCTACCCCAGCGTAAAATTTATATATACTATCCTTTTCACAAATGAATACGCCCTTGAATTGAGAAGTGATACTATTGGTAATATAATCGCCCTCAGCACCGTTCAATATAGGAACTAAAGCATATTCATAATCTGTATTATTAGCGGCTATATAATCATTAAAAGCAAAGTTTAAATCTTCAAATGCTTTTACTGTAACTGTCTTTAAAGTAACCCAGTTAAATGTACCTTTAATTCTACGTTTTACTTTAATAGCGATCAAATATTGCAGTAAGAAATCTACGTTACCGCCATTGATATTACCGTCAAAATTAGCAACAATAATATCAAGATAAGCCCATTCAGTATTTTTAATAGGTGAATAATCACTAGTTACATTACTAGTTAAATGAAAATGGTCAAAGATACCATTCTGAACTTGAACTGTTGTTACATTATTTACACTGGTAGGTGCAATATCTAGGCTATTACCGTCTTGTACGAAATTGTACCCTAAGAAAGAAAACATATTATCCTCTCACCTACTTTCTATTTGTTGTTATTATTAATTTGTTGCAGTAGGAATTACGCTACCTAAATTTATCAAAGAAATATTATAAACATTTCCTATTCTTCTCACCCATAAAGTAAGATAATCTGTATTTTGTGGTAATGGAATATATTGAGAATATCTATAATAAACATCTTCTGCAATACCACTGTCCACAGTCATATCTACATAGGCTTTAAGTTCTGTTTCGTTTCTATAATATCCGTTCCTATAAGTAAACGTAATCTTTTGACCTTGTGAATTAGTAAAAAATGAGATTGGTGTGTCTACGTTCATATCTCTAAACCACCATTGAGCCGTAAAATCTCCGTTTAATTGGAAACCACTTGTCCACTTTACCCAGTAACCGTCTGGTCTTAAATCAATTTCTTTACCGTCTACATTAGTAATATATATTGGTTCTTCTGGATTGCTTGAACCCTCAATAATACTAACAATACTTTCACCAGTGATATAACCATTAGTGCAATCATTAGTCAAACCAAGAATACCAAACACAGTTGGACTGGAATATGTAACAGTGATTAATATTTCACCAGTTGTTACATAAGTTCCATAAATAGTATAACCCTTGATTTCAATGTAATAAGTTGCTTTATCATCTAATCCAGTCAATAAATAAGTTTGAGTTACTGGTGGTTTAATACTCTGACCACCATAAATCTCACCACTGTTATTAATTTCAACATGGTTAGAATTATATAAAATCACATTGTAATAGTTTAATAATTCACCCTCAATCTGATTATATGTAAACTCAAATAAAAAACTTGAAGAATTGATAATATTATTTGCAGGTAAATTGGTAAACTCTATTGTAGGTTGAGTATAGCACCAAAACTGTATAGGGTCACTTGGACTACTTGCTTCGCCTTGTGCGTCATAAGTAGTTACATAAGCGTTATAATATGTACCATTAGTTAATGTATTAGGTGGAACAATATGCTCAAACTTAAATGAGTCCACAGACTGTTGGTATACAACTTGGTTTGTGATATTGTTACGAATTGTTAATTGGTTCTTTACAACTTGATTACCACCAGTTGAATAGAATGTAAATGTTGACTTTTGAGAAGCATCAAATGCATTTATTGAATATAATATCGGTTTAGTTACCATAAAATTTAATCACCTACTTTTTAAGATGTTCTTTGCCAAATATAACAACAAAGATATGGCTGTACAGTTGAAATAGTTTGTTTTATCAATGTTACATCTCCGTGTGTATGTCCTTGTCCTCCACCTGCACCTAATGTAGTTGCAATAGTACCTTTGCTCCAATCATTAAACCAACCACCGTTATTATGAATTTGAAAGCCATTATTAGCCGAAATTGGAGAAAACTCACTAGGTGCCGCAGAGCCATATTTTATTGCTATAATACTTGTATTGCTATCCATACCATGTTGATGGTTTGGAATTTCATTTATTGTTAATACATGATTTTGCGTTGTGTGTGCGTGAGTATAATCATTACTATACACACCGCCCAGTTTTCCTGCTTGATTAAAGCTATCTTGATTAGTGTCAACGCCTACTAAAGTTCTTCCTTGTCCTATTAACAACCAACTTCCACCAAAAAAAGTTGAAGGATTAGTAGCAACCAAAGAAAGATAAATTGAACCAACAGGATAAACATCTAAAGCACTAATACCACCAGATTTGCTACTTCCACCACCGATTATATACATATTACTTGCTTGATTTTGTGGGTATGTGACTTTTACAATATCATTTATCTTAAAGTTTGCGACAGAGTAACTAGGAACTCTGCTATATTCTTTATTATCTATAACAACATTATATGTACCATCAGAATTTAAACTTTTAATCAAACCAGTTTTAGTAATATCTCTAGGTGCTTTATTAATTTCCTGTTTTGCAATAATTCTCATAGCTTCAAGTATTTCTTTATTTATATCCCATGTTTTAGCATCAAGGCTACTATTCCCTCGCTTAACATCGGTTCCTTTATTGTTGTATAAATTTTGCATAATTCAATTCACTTCCTTTACCAAAACAAACAAAATCTTTATAGTAAAAGGAGAGAATTAATCTCTCCTTCCACCCATTTGTAATGCTCTATTTTTTAAATTTTTAAGTTCATCAATAAATGATTGTGCGTTAGTAACATTTGGTAACACTAGACTATCAAAGGCGTAATTATAAACAGGGGTAGATTGACCACCTACCTTACCTATAATGCTGTTTAGCCACTGTGTAGGTGAGAATTTACCAAGTTGCATAAGATTTTCAGTTAAATGATTAGGAATAATACCGTCACCCTCGTTAGACCTTGAACCAAGAACTCTTAATTCTCGACCTTTTTCACCAACCATAGATAAACCATAACCTTTTGTTGTACCGTTTGCATAAGCTCCCGGGCCATGTGAAGTATCATCTTCATACCAATTATCACCGCCAGACCCATGAGAATATTCAGGCTCTTTATCAGTCCAATGTTCCTCTGGGTCAAGTTCGTCACCAAATTCTTCATCGTCATCGTCATCGTAACTTTTATATCTTGTCTTAAGTGTACTCATTATTTCATTGTATCTATCTACATAATCTTGAAGATTACCAAGGCGTTTCTCCCAGTTTTCACCCTCAAGGCTTATACCAAGTACCTGTTCTGCAATAAGTTTATTTTGTTCAGTTGTATAATTATCTGTAACACTACCCCATTCATCTTTATACTTTTGCCAATACTTTATCTGTTCTTCAACTGAATTAATTGTAGCGTCACGAATATCTTCAAGGCGTTTTATCTCTTTCTTGGTGTCTTGCTCTTTCTTATATTGTGTAAGAGCAGTTTTAGCTTCGTCTACAGCAGATTGGTCTGTTTCGTAAACAAAACCTTGTCCCTCTCTATATATTCTTACTTTCTTTTGCTGTGCTTTTGCTAAAGCATCTAACTTTTCTTGTAGTTCAATTTCATCATTTGTTGCATCGTTCTTCTCGTTTATCTTGTCAATCTCAGCATCATACTGGTCTTGAATAGCTTGTTTACGCTCATTAAGTTTATCAATCTCTTTCTGTGCCAATGAAGCAACATAATTAAATGCTGTTTCCAAATTAGATTGTTGTTCCTCGTACCACTCTTTTTCCTCTTCCCATTCCTCCTTACGTGCTTTCTTACGTTTTTCGGCTTCTTGTTCAGCTTTTCTCGTAGATTCTTCTTCAAGTTTGTTTCTTCCAGAATAAATCTCTTCCTCAATTTTCCAACGTTTTTCGCCATATTTTTCTTCGTTACCATAAAACTCTTTCATTAATTCTTCAAGTTCGTCATAATATTCTCGTTCTGAAATTTCATCCATGGCAAGTTGGTGCTTTAAAAGAGTATACCTTTCGTTATAAGCCTCATCATGGGCTTTTGTCATGCCATCTAATGCTTTTTCATGGTACTTGTTGTATTCTTCCTCGTACCCCTCTTTATCTTTGTAGTATTTATTTGTGAGTTGTTCAAGTTGATAATAATACCAACTATCTGTAGAAGCATTATCTTTCATAGTATTCTTTTGTTTATCTAAATCAGCAAGTTCTTTTTCAAATGCTTCTTTGTATGCCTTTGCGTCTGCTTTCGCTTGCTTTTCTGCATCTGAGGTTGATGATTTCTTAGAGCCACCACCGCCTTTACCAGATTTACCACCAGATGTAGACGGTTTAAACTGTAAGTTTTTCTTTAATTCTTCTAAAATTTTATTATTCTGCTGTTTCTGGTAGGCTTGAACCTGTGCATCAAATCCTTCTGAATAAGATTTTACGCCTACGCCACCAGTTACATTTGCATTTGCATTTGCATTTGATATAGCCACCAAACCAGAAGCAAACTTAAATAATCCTGTTGCGCCTTGTTCAAATTGATTACCTGTTGTTATAGCTGTGTTTCCAATGGTTGTTAAATAAGGATTGGCTTGCGAACTCGCTGTTCCTACTTGCGTAACAGAATTTCCTAAATCTTCAGTTCCTTGTTTAGCCGTTTCAGCACTTGTTCCAATATTTTGTTCACTTCCACTAAACACATCTAAACCTTGTGTACTTGAAATTGCGGAAATTCCAGTTTCAGTAAAACTTTGTGCCATTGACATTAAAGATTCGTCATTAACAACTAACTGACCATTTATCATTTGTAAAGATTCAAGATACGCTGGGTTTAAAGATAATAAATCTGCCATAGTATCTATGGTAACACTACCTGTTTTATTATATTCATCTGCTACTTCATGTAAAGTATCATAAGCATCTTGAACACCTTTTAATTCTGATGTAAGACTTTTAATAGCTTTTTCAAATTCTTCTGTTTGAGAAGCGGCTTCACCTACATCTTCGCCATATTGATTTACGCCATCAACGGCTTCTTTTGCTTTATCACCGTTATCTTGTAATTCAATTCCTAATGCTTTTGCAAAATCTGGAAATTGTGTAGCAACAACTTCGTCTAACGCTTCTTTAAACAACGGAATCTGCGAATTATTTTCAAGCAACGCATTGTATACACTTTCAAAAGAACTAAGACTATCATATTGAGTATTTATAAAAGATTGCGTCTTTTTATCAACATCAACTGTTGCGTCAGCGGCTTCTCTTGTAAGTGTAGCAGTTTTATTATATTTATCCTCTAATTCAACAAGAGTATTACTTAAGAACGCTAAAGTTTGCTGATGTAATTTTGTTTGATTATCTTCTTGTTGCATTGCAGTAATAGTAGTGTTTAAATCCGCTATTAATTCTTTATAACCACCTGCCGCTTCATAAACGCCTTCGCCCAAACTCTGTGTATATTTATTATAAAACGCCTTAAAAGATTCACTGGATTCAGTATCATAAGTAAATTTTAAAGGAATGTAAAATGAAGTTCTATTTAACATATCCTGTGTTGCTTTTTGTGCTTTCTGAATTTCAGCTTGATTTCTGTTCAAAAAATCTTGTGATTTTTCAGCATTTTCTTTACTAAGTAAATCTAAACCTTCTGCTCTTGTTCCGTTCAAATTTGATAGTGCTTCTTCTTCAATACCGTAAGCCTTAGCAAGTTTAGAAATTGTAGATTTTAACTTTTGTTTATTTTCATCTTCATTACCTGTAGCTTCTTTAGCATTAATATATTCAAGTCTTAAATTATAAAGATTTTTTCTTTCATCTTCAAAACTACTACCTGCTTGTTCTGCGGCTCTTCTTGCGTTTTCTTGTTGAGTATTATAATAACTATAAGCGGCTACAAGTCCAGTAACAACAAGTGATACTGCACCTAAACTTGCAGTTAATAAACTACCTGCACCTGCCATAGCCGTAAATCCTTGTGCTAAAGAACCTGTAGCGGCATAAGCATAATCAAATTTAGCAATCATATCTAAAACATTTGTAGATATTTTCGCTATCATTTCTGGTATTTTATGTCCATTAAGAGTAATAAAAGCACCTGTAATAGCAGTAAGTACAGTGGGCATACCACCTAAATCATTAATAAGTTTTAATACTTGTGTACCAAATTCTACAAGGCGTTTTACACTATCTGAGGAAATACCCTCTGTCCAAAACTTTTCTAATTCAGATGTGAACTGAGATACTTTACCTTGTATACTATCCAAATAACGTGCATTTTCTTTAAGTGCTGAACCTTGGGAATCTAAAGCTAATTTATAAGCTTCTGTAGCAGAATTAAGGTTTGTCATAACCGCACTAAATACGGAAAATTGGTTCTTACCTGCAAGTGCCAAACCCAATGATTGTTTTTCAGCTTGTGACATTTCATCCCAACTAGATTTTAAATCTTGAAAGACTTGATAAGTGCTTTTCATTTCTCCTGTAGATTGGTCAAATAAATCTATAGATTTTGTAACACCTTGTACTTTAAAACTTAATTCTCCTGCTTCATTAGCCGCTTTTGCTATATTATTTCCCACCGTGGTCAATCCTCTTGCCACTTGCGCACTTCTTCCAGTAAGAATCTCCGTACCTGATGTAATTAATGCTATAGATTCTTCAAAGTCATTGCCTAATACAGAAAGACCTGCACCTGCAACAGTAATACCTTTTGCTAAATCATTAGTTCCGACAGCCATGTTATTAGCAACCTCGTTGGTGGCATCTATAATATGCTGTGCATCTTGTGATGTCATATTAAACGCTTTCATTTGAGAGTTTACAAAACTTGCACTATCTCCTGCGGAAATTGCAGTATCTGCAATATTTTGAAACATAGTTGCTACTTTTCCTAATTGTAAACTTTCTTGGTCTGAATAACCCATTTTCTTGAACTGGGTTCCTGCTTCTATAAATTCAGTAGCACTTTTTCCTACTTCAAGACCCATTTCTCTTGCTGTACTTACAAAACTTTTCATTCCCTCGTCTGTTAAATCAGACACTTTCTTATATTCAGTAACAGCGGCATCTAATTCCCTAACAGCATCTACACCTTCCATTAACGATTGTCTTAACTCATTAATAACAAGTGTTACACCACCAAACTTAGACACTTTAGCAAATATATCACCAATACTTTGAGAAGTCTTTTCTGCACTTGTACTGGTATCCTCAAATCCAACTTTTAATCCTTTAAGTCCACTTAATGCACTATTAAGTTTGCTTGTATCAACATCAATACCAACTTTCATAGTTGCGTATTTTTGACTTATCTTATCTAATTGTGCTTGAATATTTTTTGCGTCTAATACTGCATTTACAAGTATTTGGAAGTTACTACTATTCAATGCCAATGTTTATACACCTACCTTTCTTAGCATTTATATTTGGCTTTTTACCAAATCCCTTACTTGTTTCAGTAGGTTTAATCTGTGACCATGCTATTCCAATAGCATCGCTAATATCATCATCATTTTTCACACTTTTAGGTTTATCTAAATCATAAAACAATTCCAACCCAAAAATATGATTGACTTTTTCTATGGTTTTCCATTTCATTACTGGGCGTTTAGTTCCATCTCTAGTACCATCATAAACACCCAAATCACTACGCCATTTACTAGGCATAAGAAATTCTATTTTTACATTATGTACAGCACAAACACCTAATACAATTCCTTGCAACACTGATAATTGTTTTACTGTTTGTACATTATTACCACATTCACCACTTAAAATTGTATCTTCACAATAAATAAAAAATGGGGAATAAGCGTCCAATAGCGTGGATAACTCATTCCCCATATATATACAACGTTCTCTCCAAGCTATCTCTTGCTTCTGTTTCCAAACGCCAAATTTTATCAATTTACCATTTTTAAAAACTGAATATCCAGAACTTTTCGTTGACATATCCAGTCCAATTACAACATTTTCCATATAATCCCCTTTTCCAAATTTTACCAGAAAGAGGATATATTTTTACCTCTTCCTACACTTCTACACTGTATTCCTTGTTTTTGCATACCTTCAATAAACCATTTCTTTAATTCACCTTTATTCAACTGTTCAATTAGTGGTGTCCAAGCATCTCTTGGTTTATTCCACCAACCATATCCAAACAAATCACCACCAAGACCTTGATATATAATTCCAGTTAATTCATCTCTTACATCACCATAAGTAGTATATAAACTACCATGTTGGAACATTTCTGGATTATAAGACATAAAAGTAGGGTCTTGGGATAAAATCCCAGACCCACCTTGTCTTGTTTTTTGTGATTTTGTTTGCCAACTTTCCAGAAATTCATATGTTCTTTCATATTCTTCTGGTATATGTGCATATACAATCTGATTGATTAAATATTTATAATTCACCAATATTTGTTGCATTACATATTCAACAGCTTTAGAAACTGGTTCATTATACAAGGAATAAAACTCAGCTACGTTTTTAGCATAAGCCATTTTACCTTATCACTTCTTTCCAAATACTTCTACTAACTTTTTACTATCTGCCAACATGTCCTCAATCTGTTTATTGTTAGGCATTTTCTTAGCATATTTATCTAAAGTCTTATTCAATTGTTCCAAAAATCTATTTACATTAGTTCTGATTGATAATTCATCTTCTACATATTCATCAATCTCACTAACGTTAAATATATTATAATCCACAACGTCAATAATTCCAGATTTAACAAGCATATCATAATCTTTAGCAATTCCCTCTGGAATATCAGTCATTAATTTAATAAGCATTGTATTTTTAACAACATTTCTTTCAACAACATTTGAACATTTTAACATATTATTTCCAATAAGTTCAACCTGTTCTGGGGTTAAATACTGTTTTACCGTATATTTCTCACTTTTTTCGTCCTCACTATAAGGAATTGTTACCACTTTTTCTTTTAATTTAGCCACTTCATTCCGTCCTTTCGTTTCATTCCATAATCTATGTATAAAGGGTGCAACGAAACGTAACACCCTTTCAAAAATTTACCCTACCAATTTATCATGTAAACCATTCAAATCAGTGTTACCCTATTTCTACTTATCTGTAACCACTTTCTTTGTAACTTGGTCTACCCATGTGGAAGCCATTCCAGACACAATACCAATGGCAATAGCTGTCATAATATCATCAGCAGGAAAATCAACCATATATCTATAACCTAAAACACCTGCAATTCCACCAATCAGTCCAACAATCGGCAGAATCTTATTATTATCTAACTTAGTATAATTTTTAACAAACTGCCCTGCAAGATAAGCAATAACTACAATTACAGGTACACTTACAATTCCGAAATCTGGCATAATATCAAATCCTTTCTATTTGAATCCATATTTAGTTGCTAATATATATCCTACAAAAGATATTGCAATAATTATTGTAGGGAAATTTTTCTTTATGTATTCCATAATATTAAAATTAGATTCGTCTTTAATTTTATTAAAATCTGTCTTAATATCGTTTACTTGAAGTTTAACGTCTGAAACGTCACTTTGTAAAGAAATCATTGTAATTTTAATATCTTGAATAGTTTCATTCAATGCTTTATTAGTTTTTACAACTTCCTCAGATAAATTCTGAATAAATTTATGACTTTCTTGAAGTCTGGTAATATCTTGTGTATGTTCATCTACTTTTAACTTAACTTCTCTTAAATCCTCTTTAATTTCATGTGCTGTCATATCTTCCACAAAGCTCACCTACTTTACCATAAAATACCCTTCTTTCTTTTTTATCCGTCCATTCATTTCATTCCAATTAGTCACCACAAAGGTTAGCAAATACAATACCAGTAATTGCTCTCAAATCAGCTTTGTTCAAAGTTCCAATATAGTTCTTAAATCTTGACTTATCCACAGCACGAATTTGTTCAGCACAAGCAACGCTATCATCTACAAGAAATTTATTTTTTTCTTTAGATAATGTATAGTGTGTAAGCAAATCTTCTCTTTTAACTTTAGAAGTTAAAGGTACTATGATTATGGTAGGGCTATAAAAATTTCCAGTATCATTCTGTAAAATTAATACTGGTCTTACTCCGCCTTGTTCTGAACCTTGGGTATTCCTTAAATCAGCGTAATAAACTTCTCCCCTTTTGAATGTTCTTGCGTTATTGTTTATTGTTGTAAACATATTCAGTTCTCCTTATGTACTATATTTTTATATAACTTTCATATAATATATATAGCACTTTTTATTTACAAAGTCAATACTTTTATTTACCATAACCCTTATTTTTATTAATACCATACCCATTTTTTGTCTTATATAAAGTAACATATTTAGGTACAAAATTAAAAGGATTTTTCAATGTAATCACCATATTGTTCTCAACTTCAATATACAATTCGCCTTTCTTTTCAAAACGAACCCTTGAAGCCTTTTCTGGAACAATATATTCACTTTTTAATCTACAAGTATCTTGACTTGGTAATGGCTTCCAACAATCTGATACATTACACCAACGAACAAAAGGACAAATATTACCGTTCTGCCTTTTACATAAAATTCTATCTCTATTATCTACTTTACCAATATATGAATCTGGACACAAAATAACCACTTCCTTTACAACAAAATTTAAAATATGTAAAATGCGTAGAGCATATCACCCTACGCATATAGGTACAAACCAGTAACAGAGATTAACCGACAGTTACGTTAGCATAGCCTTCAACTGCTTGATTCTTAGTGAGAACAGCGTGGATAGTAGTTGTACCAGTTGCTACACCCTCTACCTCACCAGTTGCATCATCTACTTTAGCTGTACCAACAGCACCACTTGTAAAAGTAACAGCAGTTGGGTCTACTAACTTAGGCAGAGCATTTCTGATAAGAGCATAAACCTTAATGGTTTCTTTCTCACTCGCTTGTAAATCAATATTAGCCGGAGTTAAAGCTAATGCATAAGCATCATTCTCCCACTGAGCAGTGGACAGAATTTCCTTAATAGTACCATAAATAGCTTCGTCACTACAGCTAGAGGTTTCAGCAGAAGCCAGAGCAGAGCCATTAAGAGGTGTGCTAGCCGCACCAGTCATACTCATAGAAATCTCCTGTGAACCGTTTAACATTAAACGTGGAATGTCAATCTGAACCTCACCAACCTTAGTTGTAGAAGCTTCATTTGGATTAGTACTACTACCTGCAAACAGAGTACCAGTCATTACAGCATGAACAGTAGCAGGAATAAAGTTAGCACCTACTGTAAGCACTCTCATGGAATCATTGTTTACTATATACTTAACGCAATAAACATCACCAGACATAGCACCTGCGACAGTGATAATCTTGTTGTTGAAAGTACCCTTAGTCCATGTAGAATCATTAGGTTTCTTATACCAACCAATAGTACCAAAATTACCAAATGCTACAGGAGTACCTGCTACAGTAATCTGTCCTGCATCTGTTACAGTAACTTCCTCAACAGTTAAAGCACTGCCACCAATCGCAATATCAGAACCAATGTTCTTTGCGATAAATTCAAGACGGAACATTACATCAGTAAGGGTTACGTCCATTGTGGAAGAATGTGCATATTTGCCATACAGTTTTGCACCTTGTCCACCACGAATATCTTCGAGAGATACATCAAAACTAAAAGTAGAATCTGTCAAAGTTTTTGCAGTAGCAAACAGTTCATCGCCTACAAAAAGGTCAACATTTGCTACACCGGCTAAAAAAGCATCCATTATATTACTCCTTTCATATTTCAAACATTTTTAAATCCTTGTCCAATATTCTTTTTATTTACAAAAGCATCTGCATATTTACCTTTCTTGTTTTTATATGCAAAATGCTCTATAGGTTTTTTAAACTTTCCACCATTTGCTTCAAAATTCTTATTCACAACGTAATCAATCTGTTCAACAACAGCATTAAACAAAGATGTAAAACTATAAAAAGTCATTTCAAGCAAATCCTTCTTTAACATGCCGTTATGTGCTGAAACAATAGATATTTTTCTTTCTAATGTTATGGGTTCTTTATTCTTATTCACCAAACTATAATATTCATCAACAGCTTTCTTATAATCTGGGTTTAAATCTCTTTCATCTTCATAATCATAGATATTCTGATATTGTATAATTTGAATTATGTTATCAAAATCCTTATAATCTATAATCACATCATTTATTTCAAGAATAAATTTACCTTTTTCATTAATTTTGATTTTAAACTGTTCTTCAATCTTATCAAGTCCAAAACATAATTCTATGATTCTGACAAATTGCCAATATCTCATAGAATGTTTTTCAACTTTTCCAAACAAATCTTGTCCTAAAACCATTTGCAAAAGAAATTGTAAATAAGAACTCTGAATAATTTCTATATCTTCAAATGTGTTTTTATCTATTGTAAGTACATTATAACAGTTTACAAAGTCATTAGCTTCTTTTAACTTAACTGGATATAACAATATTACTTGTTTATGTCTAGTAACATAAGGGATAGGTTTATCCATTTCAATATAATTCTGATAAGGTGTTATATCAAACTTCATTAAACACACCCCTCACTTATACTACCAATCTGAACAGCCATAAATATACTTGCACCATTGTAGTTTCTTGTATTATTCAAAGCCGCCCTAGACCTACAATATTGTGATAGTTCTGCGTTAAACTGAAATTGTCCAACACCGTCCATAGCATAAGAACCATTAAGTGTTTTCATAATCTCAGTTTCCATAACATCAGCCCTATTACAAGGAATACCATTATAGTCCACAATAGCAATTTTATCACCAAATAAAACATCAAATTCATATACAACAGTACATAAATAAGGGTTTATTGGATAACTGTCATACTTAAAACATTTCAATATGGTTGTTGCATCATATTGCATATTTTCAACCAAAGGATTTAAAAATATCCTATATTTTTGTTGTTGGTCTTGATTTTTATAAATCATTCCCATTTTTTCTTCAAACGTAAGATTAGGTTTGCTTAAACAATCATAAGTACCATACTTAAGAAGTTTAAATATATTTTCATTATTTTGAGCCAATGTCATTATAATTTTATAAGGAACATATGGCAAATTTGCAAAATTATTAAACATTTACGCACACTCCTTTTTAAAACGCAGACACTAGCTTAATTTCTTTTTGTAATGTTAAATCATCAGATTCTATTGTTAAAATCAATACATCAGACGTAGGTTTTATGCAAGTTAAAGCATATGTATTATCTGATTTAGACAAAGTATAATATCCTTGTTTAACACCAGTTGCAGTTACAGTAATATCAACATTCTGTTTAACACCATTAATCATCAACATTGGTTCAAAAATTTGAACATTACCTTGACGTACTTGTGTGAAAACAGGGGATATAACAATCTCTTTTTTCTCAGCCACAGTTTCTACCACTGTACATATTGCTTCATCTTGTACTGTGTTGTACTTACCAGTACCAACATGAAATTCAATCTTAAAACCTACTTCAACATCATCTGAAATCCGATAATTGCCATTTTCATCTATCATCGCACTTTCAGACGGTACAGCCCACCATTGTAAAGGAATGGACAGTTGCTCATTATCTCTCATTACAATAGCTTGTAACTTACCACTACTACCTTGTATCGCTTCAAAATCACCATTCTGTATCATAATCGAAAAAGTATGCTCATAACGATTAGCCACATTATTTTCAATATCATCAGACGGTTGAATTTCATCAAGATATAAGTCTATATAAAGAATAGTGGTATCTTGGTCTATATAACTATTCTGCATATAATTGTTATACCCAGTAATCTTAAAAGGTCTACCGTTAAAAATAAACCTTTTATTTTGTTTCCATTTGATTGTTTCCTTGTTTCCTTGTACAATCATTACAACATGATTATCTGGGGTAACAATATCTTCCATGTATTTAGGTGAAGGTGATGTAGGTGTATAGTCCAAAATACAAGGTATTGATATAATATCACCAGTATTTTCGTCTACATATTTTGCAAGATTATTACAACGTCTGACAACAACGGCTTCGGAAACGCTGTTATAATTGTCTGTAAATGTTGTAATCCAGAAATTATCGTCAAATTGATATAATAATCCTCTAGTATTTCTATCAGAAGAACCGTTCTCTTGAATAATATCCTTGAAAATTAACTTTCTGAAATCATCACCGTTTTTACGTCCTGTACTTGTTTCCTCTATGACATGATTTATATAAACCGCTATAGGATTAAACTCAAAAGAACCTATTTCAGTTTCTTCGCCCACATCATATTGTACAGTAGTATTATCCCATTGAGAATTAACTAATGCTTGCATATCATTTCTATACTTACTGTTAGGGGTCATAGCCAGACCCTCTAGGTAAGCACCATAATAAGTTAATGCCATGGCTATGTCCTCCTTTTATTTTACTAAATCTATTGCTTGAAAAATAGAAGCCTTTACCATATAATGTGTAGCTTCTGTTCCTAATTTGTTTAAACCTCTTATGATAATAATAACTTGTTCATTTATCTCATTTTTCTTTACGCCATTTAACCAAACTAATAAGGTTTCTAAATATTTATAATAATCTTCTCTTGAAGTTTCATAAATACATAAAGCCTTATATAACTTTCCAATAATCATACTCTTATTCATTAAAACACCAACTGTAAGTCTGGAATTTTGTCAATATTTTCATTTTGATAATCCAAACTATCTTGCTTTATCTTTTCTCTCATTCTATCCAGATATTCAGATTTAGCGTCCAGATTATTTGCTTCTGCATAATGTTTAAAGTCTGTATTGGTAAGGTGTAAATTAAATTGAGTAACATCATTAACATTGGTTTCAAACCAAGTGTATACAAACCAATCTGCTAAAATACTTTGTTCTTTCAAAGTTAATTCATTAGCAAATTCTCTAGTTTCCACATCATAATCAAGAGGTTGTAAACATTCAACAAATTTAGGTATAGATTTAATTAACATTCCATCAGTATATTTTTGAAAATCATCAGCACTTTTTTCATAAAGTTTATCCAATTTGTAGTCACGAATAATAATTAATGCTAAGTCTTTTATAGAATCAAAGGAAGTAGCCATAATCTTTCACCTCCTTTTCATTAATTATTCAGCTTCGATATTTACGAAATCAATTCCAGTAAGTTCACCAAGTTTAACCAGAACATTTGCATCTACATTAATTCCTTGTAAACGCTTATTTTTAATCATTTCAACAATAGTTTCTTTCTGTCCTCTTGGAGCCATATTATAAAGGTCAATGATTTTATTTGCGTCATTCTTGAAAATATTCTCAATAACATCTGGTGGCAACATCTTATTATATTCAGACGTTTTTCTTAATTTCTTAACAACTTCTTCATCAGCAATATAGAAATATCCCTCATTAGCAAATCTCTGATTGTGCTGTACAATATCTTTCAAATCACCAAACGGAATATCCATAATCTGCCCAAAATCAGTAAATGTATAAATATTTCCTTGACCCCTACCTTGTGTTGCTAAGTTTAACTCGCCTTGGCACATACTTACAACTGGTACTTCAACTTCGAGGTAGTTGTAAAACCTATCGTTACCAGACGGTACAGACTGGGTAACTCCTTGTGTCTTAACCTTTCCCTCTAAGTCATTAAGTCTGTTCATAAGTGCTTCAAATTGTTCTGTACTAAGTGTTACCGTATTTGCAGATTTTTCTTCTACGTTTTCTGTTACAGCTTCTTCAACAATAGGTGTTGTAGCAGTCTTTTTTGCTGTTTTTGCAGTTGCCATATCGTTTCATTCCTTTCATTCATTTTATTCGTTAAAAAAGAAATGCCAAGAAAGCATAAAACTTCCTTGGCATTTTTATGCTTTAAGTCTTAAAAATTAATTAAAGTTAGTCCAGTTTAATCATTGCGGCTGTTGCATTTGATACGAACTCACATGCCCAACTCTTATTAATAGTGGTATTAGATGTAAGGTTTGCATTATCATAGTAGTTGTTTCCATTAGATAACTGCTGTCCCTCTAATACCATTTTAACTAACTTATCTGTAGACGGAGATACAACATAAATCTTCTTATCATCAAGTGCCAGAGAATACTGAGAATAATCACCAGTAGCAACCTGTGGCAGAACCATAATATCGTAATCAAAGAAGTTCTTGATAAGCTGAATACTCTGGGAGTTACTATCTGTTACGATTCTGTAACCATTAGCGGCATTTGGAATAATCTTAGATAATGCAAGTGCAGTACCTACAATTACAGCCTTATCACCCTGATTATAAGCAGTTACAGTCTGACACAAACCAAGCAGAGTGTCCTGTGTATAGCCAGTCTTAACTAAAGCTGTAGGATAAGTAGCCGCAGTTAAACCTGCGTTCAGTGCATTGTAAGCATCCAGAGAGAAAGCGGTTTCCATAGAACGAACAGCGGTTCTTACGAACTCAGCTAAATTCTCCTTACCTGCCAGAACCTTATACAAAGAAGCATAAACAGTAATGTTATGATTTACTGGAATAAGAGTCTTGTTTGCACTAAACTGTTTCTGACGAATAGTAGTTCTCTGACCATGTGCACCAGTAGAAACAGTCATTAATGCTCTTGGTTTAATCTCAAACTGTGCAGAATCACCCCAAGCAACATTACGAACTTCGGTATACAGACCAATGGAACGAATAATGGTTTCTGGTAATACTGCCTGAATCAGCATATCAACAACAGCAAAAGCCGCCCACTGCATCATTGGATTAGCAACTAAATGCATAGGCTGAATATCTTCTGGTAAATTACAACCTGCGAATCTCTGAACCTCTCCTAAGAAAGACTTATTAATCTTATCTTCCTTTTCACTCAGAGAAACAGAATTATCAAAATCACCTAATTCCTTTTTGTTTACCTTAGACATGTAGTGGAAATAGTAATCTCTGAATCTGTCAACAAATTTTAAAGTGTCCTCATTACCGTTAGAGAACTTAATAATGGATAAATCCTTAATAGCCATATCTCGAAAATCCCCTTTCTAATATATACTCAATCAAAATTACTGAACTCTTTCAAGAATCCAACCTGCTTCACTATCAGTACCAATAGCAAAAGGCATAGCTTTACGAATAGCAAATCTTAAACCAGTATAAGCACTTGTAGCTTCTGCAATAGCTTTCCAACCAGTATCAGCGGTATACTCTACATACTTAGCTGTAGCACCAATGGTAGCAGGGTCTTGTGCGCTTGCGAAGAACGGTGTAGAAATCTGTACACAGTCACCAATCTGTAAAGAAAATACATCAAATTCTACATTCTTAACGTTGGTGTAGTTTCTTGGGTCAACACTGATACCCTTGTACAATAAAGTACCATCAGCAAGTACGTTTACTTCTGGGGCACAAGCCATCCAATACTGAGCATGTTTACCTGCATCACCTAAAGGAGTAGCTGTCCATACAAATCCCTTACCTGCTATTTCACTAAAACCATTTTCAAGAGTAACTACAGTACCGTTCATAACATCTTCACTACAAATAGCACTACGATTATAAGCGTCTACGTTATCAGCCGCAATTCTGGATAAAACTAAAACTGTATTAGCCATATTCTAATTACCTCACTTTTCTTATTATTTTTTATTAATCAGCCCATAAACCAGTATTTTTATTTGTTTCAACAGGTGAACCCATACGCCATAATCCCTGTCTTGATTTATTGGACTTTTTACTTGCTTCAAAAGCTACACTCTTAACCTTGTTCTTCCAACCGTCTAATTCAGACATCTTACAAAGTTTTCCCTCACACTCAAACTTTTCAAATTCGTCTTTGTCAACAAAATTCTTAACTTCTTCAAGTGTCTTTGCAACTTCCATCTCTACAGATTTCTTTTCTGTATCTTCTTTAAACTTTCTTAATTCACCAAGTTCTGTATCTTTCTGCATGATAATATTGTCTTTATCCTCTAAATCTTTTGCTAACTTAGCGTTCTTTTCAGCTTCTTTTTCAAGCATTTCGCAGTAAGCAGAAGCATCTACATTAGCATCTGTGGAAAGTTTCTTAATGAAATCTACACATTCAGACATAGTAATTGCCTTGTCCTGTTTTTCTTCCGTTTTAGCTTTTTCTTTATTATCTTCATGTTCTTCATCGTCATGTTCATCATCATCTGTTTTTTCTTCCATTTTCTGAACTTTATCTTTCTTTACAGTGTTCCACTTAATATCAGCAGAAACCTTTTTATCGTCTTTACTAACTTTAACATCAGCTTCAACACGATACCTTTCATCACCTTTGGTATAAATAATATGGTCTTTTTCTACGGAATCAACATAAACATCTTTGCCCTCATGGTCTTGAACCTTAGCAATAATATCACCCCATGCTTTTCTTCCTTCAATTTCAAATTTCTGTTCTTGCATAGTTTTACTTTCCTTTCCTTTACTCTCTTTATTATCGTCATTATCTTCAATATCAAGACTTTTATAAATCTTTTCAATTTTAGACACAACATCAGTTTCATTTTCAGCTTTAGCGTAACCTAAAGCAGAACTTAAACCATTACGATTATATACTAAAGTATCACCTTTAAACTGCATAACTGGATATTTCAGTTTATCAGAAGGTGCGTCTTTCCAACCATTTTCTACTTTCATATATACATCTTTAACGAGAGTATCAGCATTAGAAGCGTCAACAATTTTCTTATAAAGTTCAGTCTTATCCACACTACCCCATGGTGTATCTACCATAGAATCTTTGGATTTATCTACTTTATATGTTTTCTTTTCCATGTTTACCCTCCTTTCTTTTACAAATTTCTTTAATTCAGATAAACCATTATCACTCATTTTTTGAATAATATTACAATACTTTTCTTCTATTTTTTCTTTCTCAGAAAACCTTGTAAAATTAATCTCAGAACCAGGAGAAGAAGGTTTTATTTTTAATCCTAAAACTGTAACACCTACTATATTAAGTGCTACCAATTTATTTTGATTAAATTCTTCACCTGCTGTAAGCATTTCTACAGAAACACTTCTTTTTGTATTAGTGTCCATAAAAACTTCACAGAAATCTTGGGCATATATTTTAGAAATAATTCCTACGCAATTCGCTCTTAAATATCCGCCATTATTACGAGTGAATTTAATATCTTGTGTTTCTGGAATATAACCTACTATTTTTTCCAATGGAGAATGTGAGCCACAATCTATAATTTTAGTCATATCAGCCACTATCCATTTTCCTAAAATAGTATTCGCATATTTTTTCAAAACTTCTTCTGAAATTTCTAACTGATGTGAATTAGGATTTGTTCCTAAAAAATCAAGATGCACTATACCAAATTCATCTTTATCATAATTTTCTGCTTCAAACATTTCTACATTTGAAATAGAAAAAGAATACTTATTCAAATTATCACCTTCTTTCCCAATAACAGTTTTTCCATAATTTTCCAGTATTACAATTAGAAACCACTGTTGTTTGTCTTACGTGCAATTCTTTTGACGCGTGAACTACCCACCGTCTAAAGCCAGTGGGATTGCGGTAGCCTTATTTCAAAAGCATGTTTATATACTTTAAGTATGTTTTTATTTTTATCGTATTGTATAACTTCTTTATAACTTTTTTGTGTTTTTATTTTCATTGGTAATTTTTCATTTTCATCAATATACTTATAAACAAACCCACCTGCCGTACGCTGTCTACCCACAACACAATCTCTAATATTTCTTGCAGAAGTAGAGTTATCTTTTAATATATCATCTAAATAATCATATACTTTTATAAAATTACCATTCAAATCATAACAAGCAATTTTCTTTCTTTTTGCAGAAGGGAGAGGTTTGTATTTTTCTACTTTTTGCGGTCTATAAGTAAACCATAAATATTTTCTATAAGGAGTTTCTCTATTTAAAGCACAATATAAACCACCTACGCTACCTTTTACACTTTCTGCGGCTTTTTCTAAATTAGGGTAGACTTTTACAAAATTACCGTCTAAATCATATTGATATGTTGGTTTTTTATTTTTCCTATCTTTTTTATTTTTTACTTCATGTAACGCACTCATATTACCGCCTTTGGCTATATTATAACCATTTCCACCATACTCTTTTGTTCTAGTAGTGAACTACCCATTGTCTAAAGCCAATGGGCTTCCTGCTTCCCTGACCTCGTAA